CTGCCCCTGATGGTTCTTGGTCTGATATGCGTGGAAAATTCTACAATCCTGAGAAGCCGATTTATGTAACTTATGAAGACGCTGTTGAAGCTGCTAAAGAAATGTATGCTGAAATGATTCCTGAGATTTTACGCAGACAAGCTTATAGATTGAATGGCTTGAATGCCAGAATTGAGGAAGACAAGTGGGCGAGTAAACATATTGAAGAAGTTACTGCCTACATGACTAAGATGGAAGCAGGAGAATTTCCGCTTGAGATAGTTGATTATGCTGAATGGTTAGAGAACCTAAACAAACCCAAATTTTAAAAACAGCTTGACAAATATTTTAAAGTAGTCTAAGCTTGGTACATGCTCTCGTTAAATTCCCTATCAATTGGGTGGGAGCATTTTACTTTTAGATGAACAAGCAGTAAGCTACAAATAACTAGGGGATAGTTAATGATTAAGAAAGCAGTGAGTGGATTGATTCCGCTTATTTCTGTTAGGTCTACTGACCTACTTCATATTGAATTTGTTCTGCGGGGATTATTCCCTTCTTTCAATGTGATGTCATTGGCTTCCAAGCATACCGCGAATGAACATCAACCCCCCCTATATTATTCCATTGGTAATTCAAAAGAAAATACTCTTAACGATCTTTATAATGATGCTGAGCAAAATGAATACTCAGTAATATTTATCAATCATGACCCAGACCCCCGACTGATGGAATGCGGGGAGTTAGTCCCAGATGAAAAAACAATTCACCAGATGCTTGAAGGTGAAATCCCAAAGAAAATTCTCAAAGAATCCGTTGCCTATCTCAAGGGTCTAACGGTTCAACATATCAAACAAACACTTTCCCTGTGCTCTATTTATTACGATCAGATTTCAGTGGAGAGTATCCGCAAAACCAAAGAAAGATTATTCATTCATCAAACTGGATTGACGCGAATTGATTCTAGTACCCCCTTTTATTTTGGTGGAAATAACTTGTGTGCGTGGGTAGCTGAAAATAAACCTTACATGTTTGCGGATGTCGATCACAGATTAGTTCCTAAAGGTGTTCTGATGTACGGGGATGCGGGAACAGGCAAAACTGAATTTGCTAAATATGTTGCGCGGGAATGGGGATTATCTTTATTTCTGTTGGATGTTAATTCCATGTTATCGAAATGGCAGGGAGAAGCAGAGCATCATTTGAATGCTGCACTCACAACGCTAGACAAAGAAAGCCCGTGCATTGTTTTGTTTGATGAAGTGGAAAAGCTGTTCATGGACAATAGTGAAAATGACACAAGCCAAAGATTGTTATCTAAACTTTTGTGGTGGTTACAATATAAGACTAGTAAAGTATATGTTGTGATGACCTGTAATAATTTGGAAGCACTCCCCACGGAACTTTATAGATCAGGTAGGATAGATCAATTAATAAAGTTGCAGGGATTGCACAAAGATCAGTTGAAAGATTTTGTTACTCAACTGCTGCAAACTTTCGGAGTGACAGAAGGTTTCAATGAAGGAATGAAAATGGTGGGTGCTAAAATGGCACAAAGCAAAACCACTAGTGAAAAATATTTCCCACAGGCTTTAGTATGTCAGTGGGTCATCGAGTATTTACAATCATCGAAACACGGACTATAGGAGATAGTTATTATGATACAGGAAAAACTGGTTAAGAAAACCACAACCCTTAAAAATCTGGACAGGATTAAGGGAAGTGAAGGGTATGAAGATTATTTTGTTATCTTTGAAGACAGGGTTCGCTATTGTTTGAAACTGGATTTTGCCACTGATTTTGCGGGACAACCCGTGGGATTCTTTGTAAGGATTCGTATGATTCCTTCTGCAAAGATTGACCTGTACAACATGGAAAGTTGGTTCAATTCAAATTTCAAAGCCGGGGAAGTGAATGAGAAGTTGGCTACGAAATTTATCAAAGGTCAAAATTTGACGGTAGGTAATGAGCGAGTTTCCTACGTGTTGGTTTCTGCTAAAGCGTTGGGTGATTATGGAGACCCACAAACTTTGAAAGGGCATACGGAATTAATGAAAGCCCTAACCAAAGACTTTACTGATCTGGGTAACAGGGTACTTCGAAGTATTGGTATCTTCTGTGATACGAATGATACTGTGAAGAAGGTGATCAAGGATAGCATGGATGATTTCATGACCATGTATGCCCCTGTTGCGCCGAAGGAAAAGAAACCCACGAAAGCAAAAGTAGTACCGATTAAAAAGAAGTAGATTCACTCGTGAGTTTTGAGCTAACCCAGAAGGTTATTCGTAACCGACTGAACATTAGCCCTTGTGAAAAAATGGTGTTGGCTATTCTTGCTGACAAAATTGACCACAAGGGTTTCTGCTATCCATCGTTTAATACTTTGGCAAAACTTAGCGGGTATTCCAGAAGCACAATTATTAGAACCATAAAGAGTTTAATTTTACAGCAGTTAATTACTGTCAAAAAAACTCCAAGGGTCAGAAACAAATATTCAATCTGTGAAAAAAATCTTGATTTAGATATTGAATCTGCCAAGAAAAAAGGGTTAGGTAGTGTCATGATGACACTAGCACTAGTGCCACAGGGACACCAACCTAGTATCATGGTGACACCAGACAAGTGCCACAGTGACACCCTAGTAAATAAGGTAGTAGATAAGGCAGTAAGTAAAAGTAGTAAAGTGATTTCAAAAAACAAAATCACAATACCCGAATCCATTAAGGGGGTAGGTGAAGAAATGAAAATAGAAGATTTGGATTTGGTGAAATTCGAAAAGACCAATAAGAAGATAATGAACCCAATAGATATTTGGAGAAATGCTTGTGTCGATTTCCAGAATGAACATCTCTTAGCCATAGTAGATTTAAAGTTTACTCAGGTACAGGCAGGTTCAATGAACAAGGTTGCAAAAAAAATGGAAGGTGGTTTCAAAGAGGCATTAGAAAATGCGGTTTGGAATTGGGAACCATTTGTTAAATATGTAAATCTACAAACAGGCTTATCTAAAAAACCTGCATCACCTAATATGAATTTCTTTATTTACCATTCTAATTTAGCTCTGCAATTCTTCCAGAAGAAAAGTGATACTAAGATCAAAACCAAGAAAATCAAAGTAACGAAGAAGACAGTAACGGATGCACATACCAAGGCATTGTTAAAAGCCGTGGGGAAAGACAGTGGGAATTAAATTAAAGACAGACATTGAAGGTGATGACCTATCGGAAGATGAAAAGCATCACATGAAAACCTATGCGGAATATTACCAGACAGGCATTCTCAATTATCAAAAGCACTGGCGTATGGTTCAGAATATTGAGATGTACGCAGAGCAAGCAGGGATTCCAGAATATTTTATTTACAATACTTCAGAAGGAATTTTGCTATCAAAGGATGTTGCCTATCTGGAAGATTTCGGTAGGCAGTTCATCAAAGGAATTAGCGGGGCAGTAATCGAAAGCAACCATAATTTCATAGACAGAATGTACAGCATGATAGGGGTATTGACCCGTAACTTTATTGATTCTCGATTCATTACGCTTCAAGACCTGATCAAAGAAATCAAAGCGGGAAATCCACCTAAGAGCAAATTGATTTGTATTCCAAATTTTGCACTAGATAAATCTGAGGGTGGGAATGTGGCAACGTGGGAAATGAGCAACGTACTTAGTTGGGTTCTCAATAGCCACAGTCAGGGAAGGCAGATAGTAATCTACGTTGAAACACTGGATTATATTAATCAACAATATGGGGGGGTTCTTCGGACTCACATTGATAATCATTTTCTAGAATTAGAATAAGGGGATAAAAATGAACATGACACGATACCTGATAGTGGGCTATAAAAAATGGGGCAAGGGTAATGCAAAACTTTCCGCGAAATCTCCATCATTAAAGGCACATGAGATTTCAATAAAATTGAATTTAGATATACCTGATGATCTGTTTTTAAAACCTGCACTGGAAGCAGATATAATTATTCCGAAAGAATCGGTGGTAGCAGGAAAAATTGATACGGAGATTATTGACGATATTAAGAAGACGGTTGAAGACGGTCTTGGTATCCACATGCATGTAAGTTTAATCCAGTAGGGGATAAATCGTGTCATCAAGTATCGGGCTTAAGCTTGTTTCCGCGCTATTGAATGAGGGTGATGTAAAGTCATTTTCAAAACTAGATGTCAATCCGGTAACTCTGAAAGACCATGAACTAGAAGTTTATACGTTCATAAAAGAATTTCTTTACGAACACAAGGCACTGCCAAAATCTGAAACCGTGCTGCTTGATATGGGATTAGATAGCCTACCGATTGCAAAAGAAGTTTCTTCTTATTATGCCAAGCAGATTCGGGAACGCTTTATATCGGACACCATTAAAAAAGGGTATGCCGATGTGCAACCATTTCTGCACAAAGAAAATATGGATGTTCAGGCAGGGATTGATTGTTTGACTGAAACCCTGATGACAATTCATAGGGCAACATCCAAAATAGATTTGGTGGATTTCAAGGATGCACGAAAGTTCATAGAACTTGCCTACAAGAAAAAGAAAATGCTTGGCATGGAAGGAACGGTTCTCATGGGCTACCCCACAGTAGATATTTTGTCTGGGGGTATGCAGGGGGGAGACCTGATTTCAATTGTTGGTAGACCCGCAATGGGCAAAACCTTTTCAAGTTTATTCATGGCACATAACGCATGGTATAACCAACATAAGGTAGTTTTGTTCATCACCCTAGAAATGATTGTGCTTGCCATAGAGCAACGATTAGCCAGTATGCATACCAAGCACAGTCTGACACAGCTTAAAAAGGCACAGCTTGCTACTAAGGCTTACAAAGACCTGCTTTCGAAGTTAGATGTGCTGACAGGAATCGATGAATCATTTTGGATAGCCGGGGGCGATATTGCTTCCACAGTTGAAGACATTTGGAAATTAGTGATGCAGGTTAATCCTGATCTTGTTGTGGTCGATGGTGCGTACTTGCTTTCACATCCCAATACAAGGATGGGGAAATATGAAAAGGTTGCTGAGAATGCACGGGCATTAAAGCAAATGCTTGCAATGGAATTTAATATTCCAGTGGTAGCCAGTTGGCAATTCAATAGAACTGCTGAAAAGAAAATGTCCAAAGATCAGAAGGTGGGGTTGGAGGATATAGGGTACACAGATGAAATCGGGCAACTTAGTTCTGTTGTGTTGGGTTTGATGCAGGAAGAAAGCATTGAAACTATTATGACTCGTGAAGTTGAAATCCTGAAGGGCAGGGATGGGGAGCTAGGAAAATTTAATACCAAGTGGGACTTTTACAATATGGATTTCGGGGAGCTACCCAAGAAAGGTAAGGGTAGTGAACCACAGCAGGAAATTGTTGTGGACTAGTAAAACCCTTAAAATCAGTTTTGCCTATAGGGGGGGCCAATAGGGGTCAATTTTTTCAATAAAAAGGCTTGACAAATATAACCCGTATGCTATTATTAGGGGGTAAGTTAAGAAACATTCGATTAACCCTGTCAACACAGGAGAATACAAGAAACAAACATGGTGTGAATTTAAGAAGGTGGTTGGTAATGAGGGTACTGCCCGAATTAGGTAAGCCAACCAGAACCGCAAAGTCTACTGTCAAGGGTGCTGCGGCTCTTTCCAAGAAGATTGACAGTTAGTTACACGGACTTCGGAAACGGAGTAAATAACAGATTCACAAAGTAACTAATCATTAATGGGCGCAACAGATTGTTGAGGATGCAATAGCCAACATCAAGCAAGATGAAGAAATGCTAGAGGATAGACCACTGTTCCTTTTTCACGGTGAGAAACTTGACCCAAATTCATAGCCCCTTAATTGGGGCTTTTTGGCAAACAAAGCAAGGGGATATGAAATGGCAATTAAGCTAAAGACAACAAGCAAATCGAAGACAGCAAAACTTAAAACTTCGGTTACATCAACTACCGGAATTTCGGCGGCAACCAAATTACTTCCTGAAGCATTCAAGCTTAAAAAGGAAATTGCGGTTCTGGCTGCTAAGACCAAAAATCTTACCGACAAACTTAATCCTATTGAAAAAGATATTCGTGATCTTGTTGACCCTGAAATTGATGGGGAAGCATCATTGAATCTGATCAACGGGGATTTGGTACTTGGTGTTTCTGCTCGTGTTCAGTCACGGGTAATCAAAGACACTGATGAAGTGGTTGTTGCTCTGGAAGATTTTGAAGATGGTCTTGCCCTGAAACTGGCAAAATTTGCGTTGGGTGATCTGGATAAATATTTTAGTCCTGCGGAAATGAAAGCCTTGACTGAAATTAAAGAAGGGAATCGCAGACTCAAATACGGGTAATGAACAAAGAACAGGTAGTTGCTTTGCTCTCTGCGTTGGGGGGCGAAGTCACCACCACAACTTCAAAGTGGGCAACTTGTAGATGTGTGTTTGCAAGATTCCTACATGATGGGAAGGTGGATAATCACCCTTCAAGTGGAATGACTATCACGGGCGGGGAGTCAAAATATAATTGTTTCAGTTGCGGGGAACGTGGAACCCCGTATGAGATTTACAAGAAATTAAAATTTATGTATGCGGGGGATGTACCACATAAGGTTGATTTAAAAAAAGCAATGCAGATTATAGATGCGGAAGAATATACTGAAGAACTAGAATTTCCCGACTATGAAACTGAGATAAATAAAAAGCCTGTTGAGTTGGTTCCCTTCGATGAACATTGGTTTCAATGTTTTCCTTCTGCCTACATTCATCCCTATGTTCAGGTACGGGAAATTTCTGCTGAGTTGGCAGAGCAGATTGACATAAGATTAGATTTTGAAAGTTGCAGGATTTTATTTCCAATCAGAAATTGGGAAGGGGTTTTGATGGGGGTACACGGGAGAACTTTTTTGGAGGATGTAGAGCCAAGATATTATAGTTACCCAAGTAACGGGGTTAGAAATCCTTCTGTCTGGATGGGGGAAGATCACGTTGATTTAGAAGAGCCTGTGGTTTTGGTTGAAGGTCAATTTGACTACGCCAAGATCAGAGTTCATTACAGCAATGTTTTATCTGGACAAACGACACAGGTTCAGATGGATAAGATTAAACGACTTGCGGGGGCAGAAGAAATTATAACGATTTTTGATAACGGAAAAGGGGGAGATAAAGGTAGGGAAAGAATCTCAAAATACTTTACCAAAATTCCTGTCACGCATTTGAAACCACCAGAACCTTACGGGGATTTGGGACAGATGCCAGATGACAAAGTTTTAGAATTATTGGAGTCTATTTCTTGACAAATAAATTCTTCAATGAGACAATTGCGTTGTCCAAATGGACAATTAAACCTAAATAAAATGGAGGGGCTAAATGGCTCTTAAATTAAACAAACTCAATAAGGGTACTGCTAAACCTGTGAAGCTGAAAGTTGCTGCTGAAGAGAGTGAGGTTGTAAAGACCAAAACTACATCTTCTTTTTTGAAGAAAGGTCATGCAGCAAAAGAAGCATTGGTTGCTGAACAACAGGCAGCACAGGTGCGGGAAGAGCAACGGGAAAATCAGGTATTTCGTTTTTACATGAAGCCAGAACAGGAACGGGTAATTTCGTTTCTTGATGGTGGGCTAGATGTTGATGGTGATCTTGATAGCATATGTTATTACGAACATACCATTAATAACCCTGCTCAGAAATATCCAAAGTATGTGTGTATCAACAATCCCGCAGAAGGTTCTGAATGTCCTGTTTGCGCGTCTGGAAATACTCCCTATTTTGCTACCGTCTTTACGGTGCTCACTCATGAAAAATGGATGAGTAAAAAAGAGAAAAAAGAGTATGAAGGTTCTGTTCAATTGTTCGTTGCTAAAACTGGTGTGGCTGACAAGCTACGCAAGAAAGCAAAGAAATATGAGAACGGTTTGATTGGTGCAACTTTCGAAGTAACTCGCACAAGCAAAGATGCTTTCAATGTGGGGGATGATTTTGATTATGTTCAAAGTAATACCCTTGAAGAGTTGGGTGAAGCATTTCCTGATTGCGAAGTTAAACCACTGGATTATGATGAAGTTATCAAAGTTCATTCAGCAGAAGAATTATTGGCATTGGGATTTGGAACTGCCACTACTGCTGTAGGTGGTGAACCGGGGGTTGATGAGGATAAGGTAGTTTAATGTCCTTACTTCTTAAACTAGCAAAAGAGGCACGGGCGCAAGCCCCTGCTTCTTTAATACCGGAACCGATTTATACGGGGTCTGCTGCGGTATTTGATTACACACCAGAGTTAGCAGAGCAATATACTTTGGTGGATAGATTTAAAAAACCGTATATAAATTATAGGGTTATTGGTAAGAATACGGATAGCCCCAGAATATTGCTACCCAGAACAAAATATAAATTGGGGGCAGAAGATCGAAGAATAGAAGGGTATCAGATTCAAACAGGATTTGATGGGGTTCCAAGGAATGATGAACAGGTGCGTGTATGTAAGGAATTGCATTGTCATTATTTAAAGGGAGAGACAGGAATTATTGTTAATGCATCAACAGGGTTTGGAAAAACTTTTGTGGGTTGCTCTGCAATAAATGATCTGGAAGTCACTACCCTGATTTTGATTACCAAGTCAGATTTGGAAGGGCAGTGGAGAAAATCTTTGAAGAAGTTTCTGGGGATGGGGGCAGAAGATATTGGATTGATCAAGGGAGACATTTGTAATGTCACAGATAAACCCGTTGTGATTGCCTACGTGCAATCCATGATGAAGCAGAAACGGTATCCAAGTTGGGTATATAAATATTTCGGGCTAGTGATTATTGATGAAGTTCATCTAATGGCTGCTGACAAATTTGTAAATTGTATGTGGCAACTCCCGGCAAAATATCGGTTGGGGTTGTCTGCTGAACTAGAAAGATCGGACAGGAAACAACATGTATTTAAAGATCATATAGGGCGAATAATTATTAAGGCAAATGTTTTGCCTATGCCGTTCAATGTGGTGGTAGTGAAAATTAATGTGGTGGTTCCAAAATGGGTGAGATACAAAGTAGGGAGAACTGTGAATCTAAATAATTTTTTGGGGCAGCATGAAAACAGACAGGCAATTATAACTCAGAAGATTTTGTATGCTTACGGGCGGGGAAGGAATCTTGTTTGCTTTGCAGAGACCTTAAAGCATTTGGATTATGCGTATGATTGTCTGGTGAATGCAGGAATGAAAATGTCTGATATAGGATTTTATGTTGGGACTAAAAATGATTCTATTGAGGAAAAAGAAAAGTTAATAAAACAGGCACATAAACGGGTGGTGTTGGCTACCTATAAAATGACTGAGTACGGCACAGATTTTCCGCATTGGGATACTGCTGTATTCATGACCCCAAGGGCTAATGTTAAACAACCCGTGGGGAGAGTTGTTCGGGAATTGGAGGGGAAGAAAATTCCCGTGGTCTATGATTTTGTAGACTCAATTAAGTTGTTGGAGAATTATTTTAAAAGCAGATGCAAATACTATAATTCGAATGCATTAAATATTGTTGGAGGTTAATGAGATGAGTGCAGGAAACGGAAGAAAGACATCTAAGAAAAAAAGGGTGTTTAAGGATTGGTATAAGGAAAATGCCAAAGACCTGAATAAGCAAAAGAAAAAAAGGTATGCAGATGATACCCAATATCGGGAAGCGGGTAAGGCTCGTGTGCGGGATAAATACATGGAAGAAAATAATATCTTTCCTGATGGTAGTAGGTTGGTCAAATCCAAGAAGGTTAAATATGTGGCTATCAAATTAAGTGAAGCTGCTGCTAGGCTTGGAGTTAATCTGAATACTTTGCGTGGCTATTACCACCGCAAATATTTTCCTACTTTTGTGTTTGATGACACTAAACTGAAACTGGTTACTATTGATCAGTTGCCAGTGCTTGCACGGTTTTTAGAAACTGCTTCTGAAGATGGTGCTGCTGCAACTGCTAAGAGTATGAAAAAGTATCTGGTTAAAAATTGGAGGAACAGAGATGCCAGTAAAGAAGTTATCAATCAAAAAAGGTAAGAAAGGGAAGTTGGTAATCCATAAGGAAACCCCAGAAGTTGAAGGGGAAGATGAGTCTGAAATTGAAGACCCACCATTTGAGCCTGATGATGATGAAATTGAAATTGAACCGGGGGAAGCTGTGAAAGTTGCTACAAAAACAAAAATAAAATTTGGTAAATCAAAGGTGGGTAAACCCATCACAGGTACGGTAGCAGTTAAGGAACAGGATGAACCTGAAGAAGTTAATCAGGTTGATGTGGAAGGTGCTGAATCTGTTCAACCCGCAGGTAAGCCAATGGCAAATGTTGGGTACGGGATAGACAGAACTGTAAATCTGGGAGATTTTGAAAGCCTGAAAATTCATGTGACCTTACATGTTCCTAGTGAGGTTGATGAAGAAGAGATAGAAGGCAACTATGAATTCTGTAAAGGATAGGTTGAGAAAAAAATGGAGGAAGTGATTTCTGAGTACACAGACTCAGATGACTAAAATTTCTGAAATTCAGGTAGACCTGAAAAAATCTCACGGGGAACAATTCGTAACTTCTGCTGATCAGGTAGGGGATATTGAAAGATTGCCTACGGGAATATATCCATTCGACTATGCCACTGGTGGGGGATTTCCCCGTGGCAGAACTTCTATTATTTGGGGCGCGGAATCTAGCGGGAAAACTAATCTTGCCCTGAAAGCTATTGCAATGAATCAAAGACTTGAACCAAGTAAGGTGAATGTGTTCATTGATCTAGAACATTCGTTTGACCCTAAATGGGCAACATCGATTGGGGTCAATTGTGATAAAAAGAAGTTAGCACTTATCCAACCCAACTATGCAGAACAGGCTATCAATATAATTCAGGGGGTTGTCTCTGCTGATGATGTGGGATGTGTGGTGCTAGATTCTATCGGTGCAATGATAACAATCAATGAGGATGAATCTGATGCCGCTAAGATGCAAGTTGGGGGTGCAGCACTGGTCATAACGAAGATGGTTAAGAAGTTGATTGTGGGAATGTCAAAGGCTACCAGTTACGGAAGATATCCCACAGTTTTGATTATCAATCAGATGAGAAATAAAATCGGGGTCATGTTTGGAAGCCCTGATGATATGCCGGGGGGAAAAGCCCTGAAACATCATTCAGCTTTGACCGTGAAAGTTCGGGGCAATGACATAATTGACCCTAGTATCAATAAAGATCGTGCTTCATTTAAAAAGGTTACGGGGTCAGTTTTCAAAACCAAAGTTAGAACCTTGCACAAGGATTTTGTATTTGATTTCCCTGTCACTAATCAGGGAGGTTTGAAGATTGGCTTCATCGATGATTGGAATACTATTTCAACTCACTTGAAAGATTTGGGTTGGTTAGGTAAAGAGGGCAAGACAATATTTTGTTTCGATCAGCAATATCCAACTTATAAAGCAGTGCGGGAAGAACTTTACGGAAATCCAAAACTTTTGGATGCGGTCAGAGAAAAAATAATGGAAGCACGTATGGAACAATTGTACGGGGATGATGATGACTAAATGGAAACGGAAGCCCACCACAAATAAAAATCCGTTAATGACTGATGTTCCCTTGCACGGTCAGAAATCAGAAACAAGGGTTATTAAAGATATGGGGGCAATGCAAACAATTGCATCTGGTTCTATTGACGGTATGAAATCTGATGGGGTGAAAGACAACCTGCGGATTGAATGTAAATCTACAATACATAAATCGATTTCTTTAAAACATGTATGGCTTTTGAAAATCAGAGAAGAAGCACTTGCTACAGGCAAAGTACCTGTGCTGACAATTTCATTTGTTGATGGTTCGGGAGAGGCTAAACCGGGGGGAGACTTTGCAGTGATACCCCTATATATGTTTATGGATTTTGCCGAATGGCTGAATGAGAATGAAAGCGAAATTTAAAAAATCCAGTGAGTTAAAATCTGAGCAGGGATTGAAATATATTTTGCACAAAGAACTTGCTGTAACTGACCCCCCCAGAAGTATTAAAAATCTTCATGCCTCAGAATTGACCAGAGAGGATATTGAATTTTGCCCTAGAGAACGTGCTTACCTTTTGCGGGATGGAGACAACCGGAAAGATGGAAGACTTGGTACTTCTTTGAATGTCACTTATCAGGTTGGACGTTGGTATGAAAATCAAGTTCGTAATGTGTGGCTTAGAAAATATGCGTTGGGTGATTGGTACTGTAGTAACTGTGGTCACACACACCAGTATCAAACTGTTCCTGAAGCCTGTGACAACTGTTCACATCCCGGCAAGCACATGACCTACATTGAACCCCGTGCTTACTCACCAGAATATGATTGCAGTTGCGGTATTGATTTCATGCTCTGGAAAGATGAATTCCTGACACCAGTAGAAATCAAAACAATTGATAAAGATCAGTTCAAGGTATTAGAAGCCCCATTATCTGAGCACAGAAGAAGAACCCAATTTTATCTTGATCTACTTTCTCACAGCACTTGGATGGATTTTGATGTAAAGATTAATTTGGACTATGGCTATCTTCTTTATTGCTGTAAGGGGTTTGGGTTTGCTGACAACACGGAAGGAAGGCAGGGAATTTCTGATGCTAAATTTAGCCCGTTCAAAGAGTTCAAAGTTAAGAAAATAAGCGGGGAAGGATTGGATGCAGTGTATCAAAAAGCATTGGATGTTAAAGCATATAAGAAGACAGGAAAAATACCGAAGCGGGAAGTATGCCCTACCATAACTTGTAAACGTGCGAAGAGATGCACTTATAGAGAAACTTGTTTTTCGGAGAAATCATGATTGTACTTGGCATAGACCCATCAACCAAAATGGGATTGATAGTTTTAGATAATAAGAAAGGTGTTATCACTACAATTCATGAACAGGTGTATTCATCTAAGAATAAAGGGATGCAAAGATTGGGGGATATTGGGGGATGCATAATCGATATGTTGAAGCAATTCAATCCTGATTTGATTGGGCTAGAAGGGTATTCATTTGGTTCTAAATTTAACCATGAAATCACGTATTCTGTAGGCACAGTAATTCGTTACTTCCTTTGGCAATCGGAGTATGATTACACAGTAATTCCCCCTTCAACTTTAAAGAAATTTGTAACGGGCAAGGGCAACAGTAAGAAAGATTTGATGCTGTTGGGGGTGTATAAAAATTGGGGATATGATACCACTGATGATAACTTATCTGATGCCTATGGGCTTGCACTATGCACCCTGTTTACTAATTTGGGTATTGCTGATGAGAAAGGAACTTGGAAAAAGGGGGATGCAAAACACTTATCTATTGTTCATTCCCCTGCAAAAAAAGTTTGATATTAAGTGCAAATTCTACTTGACAAATATTTAATAGTGGTGTAAGCTTAGAGAGTCAAACAATTGTACATGAATATTTAGGAGATTTATAACATGGCAAAATCAAAGACTGCGCCGAAAATGGCGAATCTGACAGCAGATAAGGCAACGACTAAAGCCCCTGCTGCAAAGCCTGTCAAGGCTAAGGTGGAGACCAAAGATTTAATCGTTGCGTCTTCTACCGAAGTTGAAAATCTCACCAAAGCTAGAGCACTGAAACTTGCCCCTGAACTTATCGAAGCGGAAGGTATCAATGACTTTAAACTTGGTGGAGTTCTTCAACGCATTCAGGAAGAAAAGTGGTGGGAAGGTGATGACTACGAATCTTTCAAAGACTACATCGAAACAGGGTTAGGTCTTCCATATCGGAAGTGCATGTATCTTGTAAACATCTATGAAAAATTGGTTGCTGCGGGAATCAAGTGGGCAGATGTCAAATCAATCGGTTGGTCAATACTTCGTTTTATAATTGAATACCTTACTGAAGACAATGTTGCGGAATGGGTTAAACGTGCCGACACAATGAATTCTCTGGAAATTCAAGAGTATGTCAAGGGACTGAAAGAAGGCAAAACCAAGAAGGATGAAAACGGTGAAGAAGTTACCACCAAAGTTTCATCTATGGTTTTCAAAGTTCACCCTGATCAGAAAGATACGATCAAGGAAGCACTTGCCAAGAAAAAGGAAGAGTCTGGGACTGAGTATGATGCCGTTGCTCTTGAGCAAATCACATTGGGCTACATCGAAGGTAACATTGGTAAACCCAAAGTTACTGTTGCTGCTGTGAAAGCTTTCCTGAAGGGCATGACTGCTCAAAAAGCTGCTGCTCTGGTTATCTCTGTTCATCCTTCATTGGGTGATGATGATGATGAAGGTGATGCTGAAGCCACAGGTTAAGGCTTAGACCAAGCGTAAAAATCAAAGGGTATACTTCGGTATGCCCTTTTTTGCAATTGGGGGGATGGAATGAAATTGAATGTAACAAAATATTTTACACCTTCGGAAGTTATTCATAAGGCAAATGAAGCGGGTATGTTTGCGGGGCTACTGAATAAACCTACCAAGAAATTCTTGGAGTGGTTGCCCCAGAATCATCATGTGTTTCAGGCTTTCTATAAAACTGCCTACGAATTAAAGCGCAGGGGAAGACGCGAATATTATAGTGCCTACTGTATTCGTGAAAAGTTGCGGTGGGATTCATTGGTTAGTGAGGTAGGAACAGAGTACAAACTATCGAATGATTTTACCCCCCATCTAGCACGGTTGATTATGGCTCTAGATTCAAAGTTGAAGGGGATGTTCAAACTGAAATCATCTGTGGGTAGTCCTGATGAATTTTAATAGATACGCTAAAAAGATTTATGAGTGGAATGTTTCTGTGGGTTGGTGGGATGACCCCAACCGTTGTCTGTATCAAACTCTTCAACTGGTATCAACTGAGATAGCAGAAGCCACTGAAGGGGAGCGAAAGGATTTGATGGATGACCACATACCACACAGGAAAATGGGGGAAGTAGAATTAGCTGATGCCCTGATTCGTGTTCTGGATTTTGGATACCATATGAAGGTACTTTATAAAACGGGTTTCCCTTCTAATGTATGGTGCTTTGAAGACAATACAATTGGTCAACAGCATTTGGGAATCAATGCAGATGTTATTGAACTTGCCTACGTTTATAGTCGTTATCCACATTCAGATATGACCCGCAGTTATTCAATGCTAATAGAATCGATTGTTAAGGTATCTGACAATCAAGGCTATGACCTTGAGGGCGCAACCAAAGACAAGATGCTGTACAACGAAACCCGAATTGATCACACCAGAGAATATCGGGGAAGTCATTTTGACGGTAAGAAATTTTAGGAGAAACGAGATGAGAAAAGGTCACAGTAGAAAAATCAAATTTGAAGGTGGGGAATTTACCCGTGCGGAACTAAAGAAAAAGACTATACCTTTTTTAGTTAATTTGTTGGTCACAGAAAAAAATGCTGCTGACAAATATCATGAAGAATGGGAGATGGGACAGGAAGTTAATCGGGTTGCTCAAAAGGAAGCGCGGGAAGCGGAAGAACAAAGGGATGAACTGCAAAATGTTTTGGATAAACTGGAAACGGTTATTCAGTTCAGGCTTGATACTGTCTATGACAATGAGCATAGACCCACGTATGACACAATGGGAAATCAAAGACCACAGGTGGAAAGTGAAACCCCAGAAGAACAAAAGGTGCTGCTTCGATTACATCGTATGATAACTGCAATTTCAAGGGACAAGGAAGATCATCATAGTCTTTCACGCACTCTGGGTAGGGGCTACTGATGGATAAGGAATGTGGAACTTGTAGATGGTGGAACCTGACAGCAGGAAGGGAGCAGCATGGTCAGTGTCATTATAACCCACCAATTGTTGTTGTGATTCGGGCAGGGTTTGATGCTTCCCTGCAACCCACAACTGTATTTCCTGAGACAGCAGCAAATGAGTTTTGTGCATTCTGGCATGGAGATGAAAAAAAGGGGGTTGAAGTCAAACCTGAAGAACCGGGGGGGCTTGCTACATGAAGAGGGGTGACAGTGTACAGATTCTTGATCATGGGCTACTGAGGCTCATAGATTACATGGGTGGTGATCTGGCTATCAGTCGGAACGCTAGGGTCTCTTATGACGCTGAAGCCCGTGAGGAAGACAAGGGGCTAATCAAGTACCTGCTAATGAACGGACACAACACACCATTTGAATCAACGTGTATTACTTTTGAAGTGAAAGCCCCCATCTTTGTTTTCAGGCAGTGGCATAGACACAGGACACAATCCTATAATGAATTGTCGGCAAGGTATCGAGAACTGCCAGAAGAATTTTATATTCCTGAAGAAGAGAAAATAACCAAGCAGTCAAAAGATAATAAGCAGATGCGAACTGATGAACAACATCCTGAATCCAAAGAAATTCAGATTCAAATTGTCTCAGCTAACAGAGCATCTTTTCAGGTTTACAAGCATTTGATTAGAACTGAATGCCCCCGTGAAATAGCACGGTCTGTTTTGCCTGTTGGCACATACAGTCATATGTTTTGTACGGCTAATTTATTTAACTGGTATCGGTTCTGTAAGGAACGCAGTCATGAACATGCCCAATATGAAATACGGGTTTACTCAGATGCTATCTTGATAATGTTGGGGGAACTTGCGCCTATAGCTACCAGAGTTTTCAGGGAGAAGTATTCGTTATGAAATTGAGAAGGATAAGTATAGGGGTCAGTGATATTTTAATTTTTGAATTAGGCACTGATGCACAAAGGGCGATCTGGAATCATGTGTGTGATGGGACTTCCTGTATTGATAGTGAATTTGATCTTAGTATCAAACCATTGTTAGCGGCTCATGGAGTTTATGATATTCATATAAAGGATATGCCTGTTAAAAAGAAGTAGACAAATAATTTCAGAGTGTGCTATAATCGGGTATATTCAAATGACATATGAGGTCAAGAATGAGTTTACAAAATGAAATTGATGAAATGAATTTGTGGGCAAGGTTGAAGGGCAATCCTGAAATGGATATTAATTCTTTGAGTGTTAAAGAAGCCCAAAGTATTTATATTCATATTGATACGGGATTGTCACCAGAGAATCTACACTGTGATGGTGAAATTTCTCGTTCTGCTGCTCAGGCAAAATATCGTGCATATCATAATGCAATCAAAGAACTGAACAAGCGTGGATTTCAAGCGCAGGATTGCTACGAGTTCTGATATTTTTAATATTTAACTAAGCCCCTTCGGTGGGGCTTTTCTGTATCTACGGGGATAGATAATGAAAATACAAACTGAAGAACAGGTGAAGAATTTGGTGGATAAAACCATCAAAAATCACAAACTTATGATTGCCGCAATGAAGCGGCTGATGTCACCACCACCTTTCCAAAAAGAAATTGATAAGCAGCGGGACTATACCGAGTCTTCAATGCATCGTTGCCGTAGGTGTGGTGATTCTGTTGTGCCTCTTTTGCCTACCGCAGAATTATCTTTGATTTGTATTCCCTGCCAAACTGAACTACGGAAACGTGAAGCCCCAATGTGGTTCGTTGAAATTCTGGATAAGACCAGACCCAAAGCTAAGGAGAAGAAAAATGGCTGAATTTCTAAATCAAACAATACCAGTTGACCCCCCAGAATGCGCGGATGGATTTGCTGCTATGGGTAAACCAATCCCAGATTTCAGAAGGGATGAAGCCTACCGTACATGCAGAGAAGAATTTGAAATGAATTCTAGTAAGGCAATGGGAACGGTTGCGGGTATGGCTGAAATGCTAGAACGTGATAAGCCCTATGAAGCCCTTGGATGTGGGATGAAATACGGTGTTGACCTTACAGGGTCATATCGCTTAATGGCTGTGTTGTTGGTTCATCAGGAGAATAGTGATGCCGTTCCCGTGTGACAAATGCCAGAAGGAATTTTCATTCATGGCGTTATTCCGTGTTGCTTATTATCGGCGCAATTGGTTAGGCGAGAAAGTAAAACTGGTTCGGTATCACTGTGCAAAATGTATGGGGTGGGAATGATGAATGACCCCGCACTAGGATTATTTGTACTGGTCTGTACTCTAGGGATTTTATATCGATTGCATAAACTTCATATAGATGTCAAAAAGCTGCTGAACAAGGAAAATATAGATGAGTGATTACACAGTTGAACAGGCAGGATATGGAAGCCTAAAAAATATTGATGGAAATCTGTGTGGGCTGATGAGAATGATTTATACCGTGGGGGTGATGTATGGAATCGATGAACAGGGAAATTATCGGGGTAGATTTTGTTTTGATACCTACCAAAATGCAGAATTATTTTTACAAGATTGGGACGGTCATTCTATTCCTGTTGTCGGGGAAGATGGATGCAAGGCAGTGAAATGATTAAATTCTGGCGTGAGTTTTGGGATTGGTTTCTATGCTTGATTGGCGATCACGATTGGACTTGTGCTGTTGATGAGGGGCAGGATAAACCAACTCAAAAACAGATAGATGATGGGATTGATGGATTTTATGATTACGCAAAAACCTATTGCAAGCGTTGCGGTACTGTGTCTAAGTTGTGCCAATGAGTGATAAGCTAATTATTAAATTTGATGAATATTCTTGGTACAGGAATTGTCTGGATGAACTGAAAGAATTGGTTGGGGAATCTGGGATTGAAGGTGATGAAGTATTGGGGGCTGATCATAAATGGACAATCACAATTGATGCCGCGCATAAGATTGGAAAACTTTTGCCTACCATTGAAAGCTATGAGGGGAAATTACAATGAGTGATGAACTGGATAGAAGCAGCACAGATGCAATGCATTGGGCAAAAGCTTTTATTGCTACTATGCATAAAGAAATGTGGAATCCTAATGATATTGATGAAGGATTAATGGTCGGTTGGTTTTCAAATTATTGGGCTGCTGTGCATGACCCACTACACAAGCAGATAAAAGAATTGGAAGACCGAATTAAAAATGTGACATTCAATTATCAGGGGATAGAGAAAGTGCAAAGGGAACGGATTGACAAACTGAAATCACGGATTGATGACTCTTGTAAAATCGTAGAAGGTTTGTTTGGTGGTGGGGCAGCAGATGAATTTCGCAAGGCAATGAAATGACAGATAAATTATATGAATCAACTGATGGGTTTAAATGCACTCTTAATCAGATGGTTAAAATTGAACCTGAATGGGCTGCAAACAGAATACGAGAAGGGGAGAAAGCAGCAGCACAGGTAATAGAATTGGAAGGGCGTTTGTATGAACTGGAAAAGCCTGAGAAGGTTAAGACCATTAATGAATTTGTGTATGTCAGAAAGGATGTAATATTTAATATTCTTAATGGGATAGAGAGTGATAACCAATAACTTCACCTATGAATTACCCCCCAGACCTGAATATTGGGTTTGTCACTGTGGGCATAGAGTTACGGATTCAACGTATATGGCAGCAAGTTTCGATTACCCTTGCCCCGGTTGTAATCCGAATATTGGAAAAGAGTATTGGCCTTGGAGAATGCTAAGCAATTACAAAGCCGTATATGCGGAAAAGAAAAATGCAGAAACTAATTGAAAGTGATTTTGTTCAGTTACTTTGCCTTTGTATTATAATTGCAATCCTGTTTTCTGGGTGCAGTGAAATTAATCCGTTTGAATATGATAACGGTGCTGAGTTTTGTGACACAGATTTTCGGGGTGGGGTTGCATACATAGAGTATGGTATTGTGTACTGTAATAATGGGGAGTATTTTGATGGAACCTAAATCATTTCAACAGTGGATTTCAATAATGTCTAAGATTGCATGGGCGCATGTTCTGTCAAATTTATACTGGTTAAGAAATCCATTTAATTATGTGGTGATGACTAAATCAACTGTCTGTCTTCGGGGGGAAGAAGGCGCAATGGATGAAGAGATAAATTTTGTGGGAGTGGTTCAGGATATTCCTGATGTCACTGATCACAGTGTCATTCATAAATGGAGATTGGTGAAAACATACTATGGGGAGTGGAAAGAATGATAACAATAGTGATGCCTGAATGGTTTATTTTGCTACTAGCATGTTTGGTGGTTCTCTACATTCTTGATATTTTTATGAGGCTGTGTATATCAGTTTATAAAATCCTGATCATGAAACAGGAAAGGGAGAATAAAAATGACACGGGATGAAGATGTTTCCCTGTGGGATGTTGACCTGATATGTAATAGCTGCGGGTGGGATGGAATAGCTAAGAATACAGAAATCAATATCAGGGAATCAGACAAACAGGTACTAATGGTTTGCCCCAGATGTAAGGCAGTCGATAATTTTACGGTGCAAGATGAATAACAATAAACCTAAAATGTCCCTGACATATCGATACCTGAATATGAATACTATGAAGTTCGTGGATTCAAATGCAGATTTCGTTGACGCATTTAAGGGTACGAATCATTTGGTTAGGGTAATGTCTGTTGAGGAATACGGGCAGGTTTTAGTTGCTGCGGGAAGTCATGAATTTTCTGAACAGCAAGCACTATACCAATGTAGAAAATTGACGGGGGTTCTGTGAATGTCCGTGAGTTGACCTTAGCCTATCATCGAACACAACAGCAACGATATGATTTCATGATTCCAAATACTCATTTCAATCTAGGATATGAAATGGATATTATGTGTGTAAGGAAAGGGAGTTTTATGGTTGAGGAAATTGAAATCAAAACGAGTCGATCTGATTTCTTAGCTGACTTCAGAAAAACGGTGGGCAGACATCGAATGAAACATCAGGAACTTGAGCGCGGTAATTTGATTGCCAACTATTTTTGCTTTCTGGTTCCTGCCCTTTTGCTACCCAAGATTCAAGATGATATTCCAGAGTACGCAGGTATTTATGTGGGGTATAAGTTGAACAAGCCATATAGTGAAAAGGACAATGCGGGATATATCAGGCATGTGAGAAAACCAAAACGGCTGCACAAGAATAGACCTACAGAGAAATTGCTTTACAAGAAAACTAGGGGCATGACCTACAGGTTTTGGACGTTGCTTCATGAACACCACAAAGCCCGTTCCTAAATTTGGATGGAACTGTGGGGTGTGCGGTAAGTTTGTTGCTTCAAGTTCTGTAGATGGTTTTCCAGTCTCCCGCTATTGGAGAATGATGACTGCCCCACAGATGGTATATTGTTCTGCCAAGTGTGGGCTGAAAGATTACGAGATGAGAAAATGCACCAGTGCCAACATACACGAAGAAGATGCGTAGACACTAGACCATGCAACGGGTATACGCGCCGAAGATGGATTTGCTATACCTGCAAAGTGAGGTTCAGCACTATTGAAGTTGAAGTTGATCTACGGGCAGGACAAAACGCACTTGATGCACTGAAGGAAAAATTGGGCAAGCAGATACAACGTAAAGAATTAGACAAGGCAATTGAATTATTGGGGAGAATCCGAGATGGTAAAGTTTAAAGTTACAACGGGTCATGATGGTAAGTGGTATGTTTTTCAGAAAATGCCGATCATGGGAACCACAGATTTCAGGTGGGTTGCAACATCTAAGGCTTGCCGTAGTCGCACAGAAGCCTTTGGTGAGCTACCTGCGGGGGAACTTGCAGAAGATACCATTACACTGACTAACTGAGTTCGGCTAACAGGGGCTTACAGGGAGTCTCAGCGATATTGAATATGTGACTTTGTTACACTAAATAAATGATATTAGTATCAAATATTCCTTGACAAATAACTATAGGATGCTATACTTATAGTATACAAACAAACAAAAGGAATAACACGATGAACGAATTAATGACAAGCAACGAAGAAGCCACAGTAACAATGACCCACGAAGTATCAGGTAAAGAAGTCACTGTAGTAAACACTCCTTCAGTAGTAAGCAAATACGAAGGACTTGGTTACAAAGCTTAAACCACTTTTAGTAAGACCAGATGAAGAAGCCCCCTACTAGGGGCTTTTTTTTGATCAAAATAAAGTGAAAATAAATGCGATATTTCCTTGACAAATAACTACAGAGTGCTATACTTATAGCATACAAACAAACAAACACGGTAAATGAAATGAGCATAGCAAAAACAATTCAAGAGCAAATCGGACACAAAGCCTTTTACATGATGGGCGCAAAGAATTTGCTTGATCACGGTGATGCCCTGAGTTTTAGGATTCGCGGTAGCAAGGCAGTTAATTATATCAAGATCACCCTGAACGCAATGGACACTTATGACCTTGAATTTGGAAAGGTCTGGGGAATGAACTACAAGGTTAAAGCTACTTTTGAAGGTGCTTACGTTGATATGCTTCATGACCTGATCGAATCTAAAACGGGTCTTTACCTGAAATTATTTTAAAGTTAATCGTGTGTTGTTTTTGCCCCTCTTAACCGGGGGGCTTTTTTAACGACACAACCAACCAATCAACCAACAACACGGAAACACGAAAATGATATTTGATAAATGGAAAGCAATAACTTCTCAAGCGATAGTCAATCAGTTTATGAATGCAACGCTGAAGAAGGAAACCAAAAACGGTCTTTCAAAGGAAATGCTCCAAGCAGCCTTTGACAGTTTTTCTTACAATCTCGATTACCAGTATAAAGCTTATGCTATTTATGATGCTGAAGTTCCTGAAGACTTCACCAAGCTTTGTCAAATTTGTAGGGGTATATAATCATGGCAGGACTTTGGAACCAATACGATAGCAAAGAATTAGCTGCTGTCATTAGCGATCACTACAGCAAAGGTGATATTCTTAATATTCAAACCAGTGAGTATGCCTACAATACGACTGCCCCAGATTTCAGATTTGATGAAGCTGCTTCTGCCCCTGCGGTAAGAGCACTTATTAAAAAGGGAATTCTTGCGGGGGAATGCAAATGGCGATACTACGAAGTTGAGGTAATTTAACATGGCGATTTCATACGGAACTTATCCCAATTGTTTAGCCGCACCTTGTACTACTGTTTTTATAAACAGCAACTTGGAAGGCTATATTGAATCTAGTGATGAAGGGTATTATTACCAGACCAAAGATTACAAGCATCAAGGCGAAATCTTTGCTACTGAAGCTGAAGTTAAAACTGAACTAGAGGCAGCATTCAAATGAAAACCAAGAGACAAATGGCAGGGGAACTTGTTGGGGAGTTTGGCAAGTATATGCCTGATGCACCTACCACACCTTACTTCATTCGGCTGAACGGAAAATTCATGTGCTCTGCTGATACTGCTGAACTGGCTGAACAGGTTGAAGCGTATTTCAGTAAGCGGGATTTGGTGGGTCTCATGGATACTATACCCAGAGAAGATGATACGGAGATTTTAGAATGACCACATATAAATATCGTGGATTTACTATCAAGCCAAAGTTGGATTTTGGGCGTTATGGTTTTCTTATCAACGGCAAATGGGTTACTACTGGTTGGGTTGTCACTGATGGATTCTGCAATGTGTTAGCCGGGGCTACTTGGTCACGAACCATAGCAGGAGCTAAGAATTTAATTCTTGCTCATATTGAATCCAAGGGCAATGCTGATTTGTTTTGGAAGATCGTAAAAGCACGGTCTTTGAAATAAAGTTTGATACTAAGATCAAATTGATTTTACCCGTTTAATAGTTCTTGACTGAACTATTTAAGAGTTTTAGACTTCGCACCAATTACTGTTACGATTGGTGTTTTTTTATGTCTGTCTTAATTGAACATAAACCACAAAAACAAGAGCCAAAACTGAGCGCAAAAAAGTTCAAAAATAAGCTCAAAATCGGAAAACTGAAATCTGATATTCCTGAACCGGAATTATCAAAACTTTCTGCGGTTGACCCCACCAATGTCAAAGTCACAAAACACTTAAATCTTGCCAAGAATTCTTCCGGGCTTGATACAGAACGGTTGGGTAATATCGGCAAGTTCGTGAACATGACAGATGAAGAATTATTTGATGTCGCGCCTAAAGGGGGGGAAGGCAGATACAATGGATTGAATGATGACCAAAAGGACAGTCGAATTGTGTTAGTTCACAGGTTCCATATGCGGGGTTGGACTAATGAACGGATAGCAGAAAAGCTTGAAGTCAGTACGCGCATGATCTGCAAAATCAAAGAGCAAATTAAGGACTTACACAAACGCTCATTTACAAACATAGACCTAAACGAGTTTTTGGGGGAGACAGTAGCCTTCTTCATGGAAGTCAGAAACATGTCTATGGGAATGGCTACAGATAAAGCCTACAGTGCCAAAGAGCAAATTGCTGCCCTGAAAGTTGCCTCAGATACCGAGATGAATAAGATTAGATTCTTGGACTATTGCGGGGTCTTCGCACACATTCGGGGCAATGCATCTGTGATGGATGATGTAATCAATATCGTACCTGAAACCGATAAAGATAAGGCACATGCTGCAATGGATGAATTCGCGTTAGAACTGTTTGCGAGTAAGTAATGCTTAAGCCAAGTAAGCTTACCAATATGCATCGAAGCTTGGCGGGTAAAAGTGACCCATTCAGTAAGGACATCAGGCAATCAATCGAATGGTATCTTGAAGGAGAGAATATTGTTCGGCTACCTTCACTTCTGCTGTTGGGGCGTTATCCGGTTAGTGTAGAAGAGTTCATTTTTGCCAAGGAGTATTTAGGGACGGGGGCCGAAGTTTGGCCTTCAGTAATGGAGAGTATTATAGAGATAAATAATCCCGATGGTGACAGATTGGGGCAAAGGTTTTATGAGTGTTGCCTAACAGGAGGAATAGGTACTGCTAAGACTACCAGAGCATTGTAAACAACAGCTTATCAGCTTTATTTATTATCCTGCTTTCGCTCACCCCATCTGCTGCTGAATCAAGACCGCGCTTCTGAAATTTTCTTTGTCTTCCAGTCAATTAATGCTCGTGTGGCTCGTGATGTGGATTATGCACGTTTTCGAAACATGATTGAAGGCAGTGAATATTTCAACACGGTCTTTCCTTACCGTAAGGATTTAGATAGCAGGTTAGTCTTCCCTAAAAACATAAGTGTGTTTCCTACGAGTGGCGAGACCAGTGCAACCATAGGACAAAATGTTTATAGTGGCTTCATCGATGAGATTAATTTCATGGAGGTAGTTGACTCTTCCCGCAAATTGGTAGATGGGGGGCAGTTCAACCAAGCAATAGAGCTATACAACTCGATAGCATCACGCCGGGAAAGCAGGTTCATGCGGCAAGGGGTAGTGCCGGGGATACTATGCTTAGGCTCATCGAAGAATTATCCCGGTCAGTTCACAGACAGGAAGGCAGCAGAAGCAAAACGTGATGATGGTATCTATTACCGGGATGAAGTGATATGGGATATCAAGCCCCCTGAGCTATTCACAGGCAAATGGTTTCACATCTTCATAGGTAGTGATACTCGTAAGCCGTATATCATAGCCCCGCATGATGTTAAGCAGACTAAGAAGGATTACCCTGCTCAGGTTAAGCGTATACCTGCTGAATACCGTAAGCGATTTGTAAACGATATATACAATGCCCTGCGGGAGATAGCCGGGGTAAGCACGGTAGCTAAAGCCCCATACTTCCCCAACGTGGAGATACTATCCAAGAACTTTGATACTAAGATCAAAAGTATATTCACCAGACCTGATTGTGATTTCGTTGTTACTCAGGTGGGGTTAGTCAAGGATGCTATTAAGCAGCCTCACAGACCACGCTTTGTACACATCGATCTAGGTCTTACTGCTGATGCGGCGGGTGTGTGCTTAGGTTACGTGGACAAGTTCATACACGTTGAAGGGGAAGAAGACTCACACGGGGGTATGATGCCCCACATAATGATTGATGGGTTCCTGCGTGTGACACCACCTATCAATGATGAGATTAACTTTGCCAAGATACGCACGATCTTATATAAGCTGACTGAGTTGGGTGTACTGATACGTTGGGTTACATTCGATTCATATCAGTCAGTGGATAGCCTACAGATATTGCGGGGTAAGGGATACATGACGGGCTTACAGTCAATGGATAGAACCCCGTTACCGTATGACATCCTTAAGAACGCGCTGAATCAAGAGCGTATCACTGCACCTGAAGATGCCCATGTACGCAATGAGATAGTACACCTAGAACGTACATCCAAGGGTAAGGTCGATCACAACGCATTCAATACTAAAGACTTAGCTGATGCATTCGCGGGGGTAGTGTATGGACTTACTATGCAACGGTGGACATGGGCAAGCTTCGGGGTACAACCAAGCCCCATGATTACCAACTACTTCGCGGTGGATGAACCAGAGAAGCAAGTATGGGACTAGGGGCGTACCCTCTGACCCACCCGGTAAGGATAACATAATAGTTATTATTTGTCAACACTTAATTGCACTTAGTATCAAATAATATAAGGGCAGGGATAGCCCCTGACCCGCCCCGGTATGATAACATATCTTGACAAATAAATATAGTAACTAAGTCACACACATAGCCTTGACAAATAATAAAGGATATGATATACTTCCGTGGGTGGGCCGGGGGCTGACTTCACACATACAATCTGCGGTGTCAAGGGCGCGGGGTGTGCTGCTGTGTATATTGTACGAGATATTAGGCGTATAAGAGACCCCCCCTGTAGACCCCCCCACAGGAACCCATAATTTTTATTATTAAAATATAAAAAATATTATTTAAGTGAATCGAAAATTATTTTCAAATCTTTTTTCTTTCTTTTGTCCCTAAACGGTCTCGGATACCATATACTTTTTTTCAGTTAGTCGGTGATATTAATATCAATCGGGTAAAGCACCTGTGGATAGTTTTTCTGGATATTTTTAAGGTTTTTTGAGGCTTATATATATTTCAATTTTCTGATATATATTTCAGGTCTCGTTTTCGGCTTAGTCTGGTTTGATCTTAGTATCACATGAGATAATAGCCAGATTTCCTACGCGCACAAAAAAACGGATGTTATAATCCGGTCTATGACAGACCCATATTTAAGTGTGTTAATCAGGGCGAAGCAGCAAGCTAAGGTGGATGTGAAAGAAATCCGCAGATTGAGGCGTGAACTAGGGGAGTGTAAAGCGTTGGTGGGACGGTATAGAGCTTATTTCCGTGAAAAATTTTCGCGCAAAAAGAACATTATGTGAAAACGATTTCAACACCACATTTTATTCCTGCTAATCGCGCTTCCTGTCTGCCTTTTCTGCCTACATCGTGGCGAACCGATACCTTGATACACGGGCCGGGAAGATTGTTGATTGCAGCGGCAATAGTTTTGGGAGTGTCGAACAGGTGGACATCCATAAAATATTGTTCGGTGGGTATCGGTCTACCCGTGAAGAAATCTTGAATACGGTAGGTCTTCATATCGTGAATCCCAGACTTGCAAGTTGTTCCTGTTGGGTACGAGCATCACAGCCTGTACCTATGGACAGGTGTTCATTCATTACCGGGATATTCAATTTCGCTAATCCGCAATAATGCTTATCACCTTCTGATTCCAGAAATTTACAGGGTATGCTTGCCGTGCCACCAAATTCAATTCCGGTAGGGCAAACTTCGGTAAGGCAACACCACCCGCAATTATTGCAGGGTTCCCATTCAGCAGGTTTCAACGCTCTCGCTACTTCGATAAGGTCAAATAATTTGCTCATCGGATTGACACGTAATCTTCGCTGTTCCTAAGTAGGACAGGTTCGTGCTTTAAACTTTTATCGTGAATCAAAGCAACGTGCGTGTAATTGTATTCCCCATTCCCGTAGAATGTTGGTGTCACCTTTATTTCAATGATGTTCTCAACTTCGCGGGTTTCCCCGAATTCAGATATCTCCACGTTCATGTATTACCTCCTAGTGTAAAAAAAGAACTTGCCTCATTTCACCTAGCACGTATTGTTCGATGTGCATCATCGGATTGAAGCAAGCTCTAAATCGAGGGGTCTAGAAAAGTGGTTATACGATAACCTGCAATCCCGTTTGCGGTCATTCAATTTCGGTAGAATGCACCTGTCAACCCAGAACAGTCACGTACATCAGTTCAGTCTTAAGCCATTCCTGATGCCCTAGCTCCGCTTTAAGTCTTTGAAGAACGGTCTTCGGGTTCGAACCTACCACTATTGGTCTAGCATTGCCGGGAACTATTCCCAAGAACGTATCCGTTCAGGTATCATGCTCCAAGGGCAATATTCAACCCCCCAAAGTAGTCAAGGACAAAAACCGTTCATCAAAGACATAAATTTTTTTGAAAGTTCTCAGCAGAAGGATTCCAACCTTCGTGTCAAACGTCTTCGACTGTTGCCGATTAACTGAGAGTCTTAAGGTCTCACCCGTGATCGAAACGGGATGTACTAGCAGTACCTAAGAACTTTCAAAAAAAATAGAAGGAGCCGTACCAAAATACTCTCTCAATGCCCTTCCCCGGTAAACCCGGTCTGGTGAAGCTTCGTGACACTGGCAGGGAATCGAACCCTGCTAACCCTTCTCGTACATTAAAACAAATTTGGTGGGAATATTAATCTGGGTTACTCCCGTTACCCTTGTCCGTTCCTATTGGCTTATGAGCGATTCGTTCTTCCGTGGTAAATTAAGTAGTGTGAGACCACTAAACTTCCTGTTCAATGTACCCACCTGCCTATCAGGGGGTGAGTCCGGTCAGTCGATGATTCTTGCGAATGAGGATTCTGACCTTCCCCGTTTCAATCTCACATTACTTAACTTACACCTTAATAATAGCACACACGTATTATTTGTCAAGCGATTTATGAAATTAATTTCAATTATTTTTAGGGCTGATAGACAGGCTGATTGGGTGTTTGCAGAGAAATCCCGAAAAAATAAAACTGACAAATATATTTAGATGTGGTATAATGATGATTCAGCAAACAAATACGAGACACGAATATGAAAGACTCAGTTATAAGACTTCATGAAGATGAAGGTTATCGAACTGGCTTAGTGGTCAGTGTCGGTCATAAATTTATTGGGGTCATCTATCCTGACTCTTCAGGAATGCGAATCAGAAAGGTCAGACTTGATTCCCGATACACGGTCATCGACTACCCCACTAATAAAGCGAAGAAGGCACTTCGCAAGTGCGGGAAGAATTTTGGAATTACCAAGAGTGCGAAAGTTGCACTCAGAGCATAGGACACGATATGAATAAATTAATGAACGTCCCTGCGAGAGAAAAAGGCAAGTGGTATTGTGGGCCTTATGTAATGGCAGCAACCACAGGGGAAACCTTCGATGTAATTCGCACGGCAATCAATCGCGCAAAACTTAGACCCGATACACGGGGGGTCTGTTCGGTGCAACCGTGGGAACTGCGAAAAGCTTTCTTGTTATTAGGGTGGCGATCTTTCACCACCTATCATCATGCGGAAAATCCGAAGATGCGGTTGAAGGAATTCATGCATGGGCTTGACGTTGATGACCCAGAAATTTATGTGGTGTATGTCACTGGTCACTATGTTGCCGTGCAGGGTGGGCTGTTCATAGACACCTTCAGCAAGCACAAAGTATCAACTGCTTTTTCCCCACAAGCCGGGAAGACCGTAAAAGAAGTTTACAGAATGCGAAAAATAAACTGACAAATAATTCTATAGTGTGTTATACTTAACCAATGGATACTTTTAAAATTAATGTAAATGGTATTCCTGCTCTGGCAGAACTGACTAGTTATATTCACGTTGCCCCGCAGGGAATGCAAGCTGATAGTGATGTTGACTGTTACGGTTATACTGAAATGGAATACAATTTGAAAGACCGCAATGGATACCCTAAGAAGGGGGAAGCTAAGTGGCTTCACAAGATAGCCGACAGCAAAGATTTGTGGGCTGACATCGATGAACAAATTGAAAAATCTATTGAGGATAATATCGATAGATTCTGATTGACAAATATCTCTATATAGTATAGGGTTATATTGACTAGGAGGTTTTATGAACGCGAATACCGTTAAAAAACTAGGCAGACGCAAAGCAGGTACTTGGGGCAGAACTGCCAAGCCTGTACAAAAGCGTATTGCCAACAAAGCTTGCCGCAAATCCGCAAAGCGTGAACTGTCATGAGTGCGTGTGAAATTAAATTCAATCCGAAGCGAAACAATCAAGGTGATTACGATCTTGAACTTTGGATTAATGGGCAGTTCGATTCGACTTGGAGCGCACCTTTAAATTTTATCGATCACGCAGATTTGGAAAAGTTTGCGAAGATGGTTAATCGGGGTGTTGCAGCAGGTAAAAAAGATGCCCGAAAAGAAATGCGGGGGGCTTTGGGTTTACCTTCATGAAGTGGGCAGAGAAATTCGGATGGGGGATAGGTAGCCGCTTAATTGCGGCAATCCTTAAATCAGTGAAAAAAAAACAACGACACGAAGAAATTTTTGAAGAAGCAGCAGAGATACATGCAAAGCAATTTGCTGATCGTATTGATGCTGATGTTCTTATACGGCTAATTAATCCCCGTGATAATAATCGGGATGTCTGGAAGCAGAACCGAATAGATTTTTTAATGACCAAAGTACAGGAGTATAACCGTGGGAAAATTACTGAAGACCCAAGAAGTCATCACCACTTCTAACTATATGACTGATGAAGTGTGGGCAGTTCTTGATAAGGCAGATACATTAGTAGAAGTTGGTATTGGGGTTGCCCGTACCAAAGCCCGATATGTGGGTGCGTATGAAACCCTTCCTGATGACCTAGAGAATATAGATGACCAGTTTGAAAATCTGATTAACGAATCAGGACATATACTTGTCAAACTGGAATCTACTTACACAGTGGAAAGAAAGCAAAGGCTAGAGAAATGACAACCGAATTTTCTAAACTTGACAAAGCCAAACTTGATTTGATTCGCTTGCAAAGCAGGTTGGAAGAATTGAATGATATGACGCTGCGCGATTCCGAAACTATTGTTTGTCTTGAAAACTCCATTGTGAAGAAGAAAGAATGGATTAAGGAACTTGGGGGATAACATGGCAGAAAGATTCTATTGCCCCGAATGTGGGGATTTTAGTTCAGACCGGGAGTACCCGAAAACAGATGATGGGTTCCCAGATACCCCTGTGTGTAAATCTTGTGGTACGGATTGCACTAGGCTCACGGAAGACCCACGAATGGAAGCCCTTAATGTTTTGGCTAAGGAACTTGGAGTTGTTCGGATTGAGTATCAACAAAGAATTGCCGCAGTCAAGAATCTTACCAATCAGATTAAAACGGATTGGGGGCTAAAGAAATTATCATGAACCCAGACTACTATCTAATTCCTGTTGCTTTTGTTATTTGCGGGATTGGTGCGTTTGCACTTGCGGCATTGTTCTGGTGGTTGGAAAAAAGAGATGACTAAATTACCGCATGTAAGAAAGCCTTGTAAAGATTGCCCGTTCAGAACTGATTGCATGAAGGGTTGGCTTAATCGTATGCCTGAAATTCTGGCAGAAGATTCTTTTGTGTGTCACAAAAATACAAAATTACAGTGCGCGGGACACATGCTAATAAAGGGAAGCGCAAATGCTTTTGTGAGATTGGCAGGGAGAATGAGAATTGATTTACCCCTGTCAGGCAGAGAACTTGTTTTTGAAACTGAGCAGGATTGTATTTCACATCATCAGGATAAATTATGAGTGATTTGTTTGTGAGTTATCATTACACAGGCAGAATGGGTTTCGAAGATTCCACGCTTGTTCAGGGGTATGGAAATTTGGTAATCAAAGACCGGATAACCCCGCAGTCTGATATTGGGATTGAGACTTTGACAAATGAAACTGCTGAACATGCTAAAAAAGAATACGGGTTAGCAACCTGTTTCACTGAAATTTTATGGTGGAGTAAATTAGGATGAGCAAACTAACAACCCGTGCTTTCGATATGGCAGGACAAGAAAACTGTGATTCAGAAGAGTACGATATGATTCAGGAATTGGCTGAGCGTTTGAAAAAGTTGGAACTTGAAATACAAGGGTTTGCGGGTGGTACTGTTTATCGCAAATCTCATGAAGATGTATCGAAGGAACTTGGTGCGTTACGAAGATATGCCAAAAACTTAATGGGGGTCAGTGATGACTGAAGTAAGAATGGGTGTCGGAGAGGCACGAAACAAATTATCTGAAATGCAATTAGAGTTGGAGAGAATCCCTGCTAATTGTCATAATAGGGTAGACCGGGAATACCGTGTTTACCTTCAAATGAATATCAGCACTTTTGAAACTGCGATTCAGGCATTTGATGAAGTGAGTTCGGAGATTTAATGATGAACTACAATATTGAAACTGCCCATTCATTTAATCAACGAATAGACAAAGATGGGTGTCTGGATTTAATTCAAAAACTGGATTTTCATTATCTGTCTATGACTTTCGATGTCACGTTTTTCACGGGTTGGTCAATGAAGTTTGATGCCAATTCATTTTGTACGGGTTTAGATATTATGGTTTCTGAATTGACGTTGAAACAAATGCGGGAAGCCTACACACGAATAGAAGAATTTTCTTTAGAGCACTGGAAGGAATGGAATGCTCAATTTCCGTTGAGGCATTGAATGGACATACTAAATCTGATTGTACACAAACGGGCAGATGCAATTGCCACTATGGAAGAGCCTGTTATTTCTTTCACGTTGGAAGAGATTAACAGGGTGTTGCAAAAAATAGACGATCTTGAGGGGGTTAAAAAAACTCTGATGAATGATCTTGCTGTGATCAATATTCAATTGGGGCAGAGCAGATGATAACAAAAAGGAAAGCAGGGAAATTAGTTGTGGATATGGAAGTTCAGGTAAAACGACTTGATGCTAAATTGATTACCATTCAAAAGAAAGTGAATGGGTTAAATGATCAGATTGCAAACATCGTTAAATGTGTTGTGGGCAGAGATTTTCCAGATCGGAAACAGTGGATTATGTATCCTGCGGATGGATGGGAATGTGAGAAGTACCAACATCAGAATCCTTTTCCCTTGTGTGTTTATGATGAAGGGGAAGACCCTGAAATGGATAATTGCCTGTACTGTGGTGAACCATACGAGAGAAAATAATTTGAACTTAGTATCACTTACCGGGGATAGAATATGAGCGCAAGGAAAGATTTATCAACAAGGCTGTTTGAATTTTGTAATGAGGTTGGACTGAATGAAGTTTATGGTTGTATTGAAAACTTCGATGGGAAACTCAGAACCCTTACCTTCTGCAAAGCAAAAATATTGGATGGGACAATCAGTGTCTATGGATTGAACTTTATTCAAGTCACATACAAAACTGCAATTCGTGATCTTCCACATGAGGATTCCAGAATCTTTAATAATGAAGGTCATGTTAAAGAATTTCTGAAGGCAGCATTTGTGGACTTCGATTATGAACTTGCGGAAAGCATCCCACACAGAAATTCATAATGACAAAACACGGTAGTTACTGGCGCGGTAGAAAATTAAATTCTAAAACAATGGTGTGGGAGTTTCAAGATGGTAGTGGGGTTCCTATTGCCGATGAAATAAAGCAAGCAATGGAAGATAGCCACAAGAATAATCCCTATCAAACATTTGAAGCGGTAAGGAGATTATTTCACCCTTCTCAATTTGAAGACAGAAAAAAATGAGTAAATTTCGGGGCAACATAATTAAAGCAGTGGATAAATGGTTGCCCACTGACATTCCTGATTCTTGGAATTGGAGACCTACCCCCGAAATGCTGCATCCAGATTGGGAAAATATTTTTAATCCGTTTGGGGTCATTCATGAGGGCAGCAAGATTCTAACCCAAATACAGGAACCACTACCCTACACTTTTTTAGTTCCCCTTTTCTCAGATGAATATTGTGACTGGCTGATTGAGAAAGGTAACGAAGCTGACAAGTGGTGCTTCGATAATAAAGATGGATATGCTGCATTCGAAACTCACTTGAAGAAAATGAATCCGTGGATTAATAGTTATCACGAAGATTTTATTTGTCTCTGGATTTTGAATTCTTTGTACAAGGGGTTGTTCGGGTATGTAGCAGAAAAAGCTATCAAGTGTTTCCTGATTAAGTACACAACTCAAGTTGGATATCGAAGTATGGATATGCATCATGATAAAACTTCCTTGCTATCTGTTTCGGTTAATTTGAATGATGGTTTTAAGGGCGGGGAAATGTCTTTCGTGAGACATCCAGAAACGAAAATTGAAATACCGAAGGGTCATGCTCTTCTTTTTTCTGGGAACCCTATTCAGTGTCATAGGGCAAATCCTGTTACTGAGGGGGAAAGGTACGTTCTAGTTTATTGGATAAAATAATGGAGGAAATAAAAATGAGTGAAGCACTAAATTTGAATAACGGATACAAAATGGTGAACCTGAAAATCTTGGTTCCTGACAGCACACATTGCTGCAAGCTTACGGGGCAGAATTCCCCCCACTGTCAGTTCTTTGATAACTATGGTGGACACGCAACTTGTTCTATGGGGTTTACTCTGGATAAGGAATTGCGGGATGTAGACGGTTATTTAAAACCCCGTGCTTGTTTAGATTTATTGAAGGATTGAATCACGTAGAAGAGCGTGTTTTTGGGGGGCTGAAATGCCCCTCTTTTTTTGCCGAAATGTGAACTAAGTCACACCGATAATCCTGACAAATAATAGTAGAGTGCTATAATTAAGGTATAGAAACAAACAACACGAGACAGAAAATGGAAACAGTAATCATCTTTTTAAGCCTTCAAATCCCGGTAGGACTTTTTGCAGTTGCGGGTTTCAAGCATTGGAGAACTGTTACAACTCATCGTTTAGCTCAGCGCATTTGCAAGAAGCATCCTGAAGCACATCAAGCAGGAATCGCTGTTCGCAAATTTGGAATCACTCTTTATGAAGTTCCTGTTTGTGCCGCTACTCTTAGACTTTACGGAGTTAAATAATCATGGTCATAGTAAACATCAACCACAGAACATATCCCATCAGTCTGAAAAATAAATCTGATGATTCCCTGCGTTATATTATGAAGGATGCTTATGAAGCAATGAGAGCAAATCCTGAAGGTTCTAAAGCAGGTTACTATGCCGATGAAGTTAATTATTGTGGGATGGAATTAGCAATCAGGAAGGCAGCATAATGAAAGCTACTAAGAAAAATGTTGCTGCTGCAATCCTGAAGAAGTTCGGTCACAAGGTTGAACTGATAAAAGGTCACGGATATTTTCATTTCACTTCTGCTGAAGAAGATTACAGACTTGCCCCCATCACTTATGCCCATGATAGTTCAGTTTATACAAATGGACTTTGGACTTTTGATGTTGAAAGGTGGGTTGTTGAATATGCAGATTTAATTGAAGGGGTTGAAGTTCCTGAGAATGCAACTGACCCTATCACAACCAAAATTATTATTCTTTCTAACAAGGTGTACTAGATGACAACCAGTAAATTCTTTTCAACTTGGACTGCTACCAGTGCTTACATCTCAGAGATGGAAAGCCTTGGGTACAATGTCAGATTCGAAGTTGATATGCGCCCGAATCCGAGACCTTACAGGGTTGTAGTCAGGACAGCATAATGGAAATTAAATTTTACATTGTCCTGACTATTTTTATCTTGTATGCGATTCACGTATACATGGTCAAGAGAGTTGATTACGCCAATCACCCTTTTATTATTATGATGGTTTTGGGGGTGTATTGGTTCAGCACAGCAGGACTATTTTTCTTTGGATTTATTTATATTTAGTATTGACAAATAATTTACTGAATGGTACTATTAACGTATGGAAACTAACATGAAATTTATTCACGACATCGATTATGTTATCGAGTTTATAGCAATGGCTCATGAGGGTCAGACCCGAAAGTATACGGGTGAACCTTATGTTGAACATCCTATGGAAGTTGCACGGATTGTTCGGGATGTTGTTTATGATCTGGATATGATTGCGGCTGCTATGATGCATGACATCCTTGAAGACACTGACTTTACCTTGACTGATGTTGAAAGGGTTGGTGGGATGGTTGCTGCTACTTATGTTGAGTGGTTGACCAACAAGGAATATTCTTTTGCCACAAACAGAAAACACAGGAAGGCTTTGATTGCTGCACATCTGGCTAAAGCCCCGAATGAAGTTAAGACAATCAAGCTTGCCGATATTCTGCACAACACTCCAACTATAATTAAATATGACCCGAATTTTGCAAAGGTCTATGTTGCCGAAAACAAATTGCTGTTGAAATCTTTGGAAGGTGGACATCCTGAATTATATGCTAGGGCTGAAGCACTTCTTTATGGTTATGCTGCGTAAGAATAATGGGGAGGGGTAGAGCATCCTGTTCTTGATTTATTTCAGGAACGGGATTTTTTTTATCTGGGGGATAGTAAAATGAGCGCGACAGTGGGACAAGTAGCAGCTTTGGCTAATGTGCCAAAGTTTTTGGAAGAGAGGGGATTAGACAGTACCTACGGTAGATGTCATGAAGCCCTAACTTGGTTAGCAATCCAAATCAAAGAGACAGGTATTCCAACTTACAACATTCACTTGTGTCAGGGTGTGTTTGCGGGGAAAGACCATAGTTGGATTCAGGTAGAGAACATCGATGAAGAGTCACATACTATTGTTGATATGACGGTTGATCAGTTCGGGGAATTTGACGTTCCTTACGTGGGGCCAATATCGCCGGGATATGTTATCCATAATGCGGTAATGCTCTCCGATGAAACCAACATACGAGAATTTATAGAGGGGTTAGGATAATGACTAAAATAGAAATGGTAAATAGTGTTCTTGAAATATTAGATACACGTTGCGAAGTTCCATCTGAGGAATTAAGAAAACATGGACAGGCTATGGTTGAAATAGCTGATGCTTTAGAAGGTCAGTCTAATTCTGATGCACGGGCAATTATGAAAAGTGTGGAATCTCTTATGGACATAACGACATCCAGAAGGTACACGGGAAAACCCCCAACGGAGAAAGACGGTGGGTGATATTGCTGATCAAATAGTTGAAGGGGAAATCTGCCAATTGTGTTGTTGCTCTGATGGAAGGGAGCCGCAAGGTTATCCCTACACATGCGCGGAATGCGGGGGTGAGAAAGTTGAAGATGATGACCCAAGCATTTTTGACATCCCAGAGAAACAACAAACCAACAACCCACAGCATCATGCCACTAAGGGCAAATCACCAAAAGTAAAATGCCCCCACTGTGGTAAACTTGTTGCTGAAGTTGGACTACAACAACACGAAGTTGCAAAACACACGGGGAGATAAAATGTTTGAATACAAATGCAAAATAGACAGGGTAGTGGATGGTGACACGGTTGATCTATGGGTAGACCTTGGATTTAAGATTACCATTCATGAAAGATTTAGGTTGCATGGAATCAATGCACCAGAATCCAGAACCAAAGACCTTACTGAAAAAATGGCAGGTATTGCTTCCACTAAATTTTTAGTTGAACTGTTGCATAACATGACAGGTGATTTGGTTGTAACGACTTTGAAGGATAAGAAGGGCAAGTATGGAAGGTGGATAGGTACGCTTTGGATGGACAGGGGTGAGCATACGGAAATGAATATCAATGAAGAAATGGTTTCGGTAGGTCATGCAGTCTTCAAGGATTATTGATGAACAAAGTGCAAAGTAGATTGTTGGATGAAATCATGGAGTCAGAAAATGAGCCTGACTTAAATGAATGGGAGCGTAAATTTGTGGATGATCTGTTTAACAAGGGTGATGACCATGCGCTAACTACCCACCAAAATCATAAATTGATTGAGATTCATGCAGGGATTTGTTGGCGATAGGTAAACCACAACATACGGGATAGTGTTTAAAAGCTACGGCATATATAGTAGGGGATACGGGGATGGAACAAACTAAGGTTGAGTCTCACATTGAGGCAAGTGCAGATATGGCAAGTGGATTCGTGGTGTCTTGGTGTGTCATGCTTTGGCTCATTCCGGTGCTGTTCCCTTCCTACGTGTCGAAGTCAAGTGCGGGGGTTGCATTCGGGGTAGTCATGGTTTTCACTGTGACTTCTTATATTCGTAGATATTACACGCGCCGATTTTTTGCGCGTGGATTTCATTTGGTAGTTCATAAAATTGTATCGAGGTTTTTTAAATGATAATAATCGGAATCACAGGTAAGGCAAGATGTGGAAAAGACACAATGGTTGAGGAATATTTCAAAAGACCAGACCACCCGTTAGCCCAAAGATTTGCTTTTGCTGATGCAGTGAAACATTCTTGTGCTGCGGTTTTTGGTGAGCCTGTTGGGAAGTTTTATGAACACAAGGAAGAGATTTCTGAACGGTGGGGAATCTCGTACCGGGAAATGTTGCAAAAGCTTGGAACCGAGTTTGCACGGGATTTAATTTCAAAGGATTTCTGGGTTAATCGATTGAATGAAAAAATACAGAGTTCCCCCACTTCTATTAGATTGGGATTTGTTACCGATGTCAGATTTAATAATGAAGCGAATTGGATTCATTCGTGTGGTGGGGCAGTGATCGAATTACTCAGGGAAGGTGTGTTATCTTTGGAGGGAACCGAAGCAGAGCATTCTTCTGAAGATGGAATTTCACCAGACCTGATTGACTACCGAATTATGAATAATACAGATGTTGAAACACTTGGTTGGAAACTTGAAAAACTTTTAGGTACGATGGAGTTATTGGAAGTGGTTTGATACTAAGATCAAAAAATAAACTGACAAATAATTTTTAGATGTGTTATAATAGGAGGTATGAACAATCTAAATACAAAAAGGTGTATGGCTTATGACTAGTCTGACCTTCGGGCAATTAGTTGAACAGCAACAAAAGCTGCAAGACCCATCTGATGATGTGGTCAAGGCAGCAGAGTATGTGATTGATTTTGGAAAGCATAAGGGCATGAATCTGTCTATGCTGATGGAACAACAACACAGTTATTGTATGTGGCTGCTTAACCAAGAAGAATCTAAGAATGTAAAATTTAATGAGACCGTTACTAATCTCAAAATCCTTATAGAGCAAGATGAGAAAGATGCTAACCCATTAATGACAATGACAGTTGACGGGGTTGAATTAGTTGAGGGGGAAAAGGCTATTCTTCATATTGACCCTGCTAACCCAGAAGAAAACGGTGTTTATCAAATTGACCCCCCGAAGAAAACCCTTGAAGGATTAATGATGGGTAAGATTAGTGATCTTCTTGATCAAGTAGCTAATCATGATTTGACTTTTGATTTCTCTGAAACGGATATCGATATTTGGTTTAAGTTAGTGAAGGAAAAAGAGGAAAATAATGATTGTTTTATTGTTATTGAAACTGTAGGTGCAAAGCATCCACATGCTCAGCGTATTAAAAAAGTAATTACACTTACTAATTTGAATAAAGCTAAATGGGTGCTTCCAAATGCCTAAACTACTTTCAAAATTACACACGGGAACGGTAGAGCATACAATTATTTCTCTGCTGACTCTTTGCCCTGAGTGTGAAACCCCTTCAGACGTTCATAACAACGGTGATTCATTTCATGTTGAATGTCCTGTGTGCGGGGTAAGGGGGTACAGGTACGAAACCGAAAAACTAGCAGTGAGGGATTTTAGAAACCACTATGGTACTCCTAAAACTAAAAAAATTGCGAGTTAGAAAGCTATCTAAAATAATTGATGAATCTTTGGTGACTGATTTATTGATCAAGTATTGGAAAGATAATGATAGGGCAATGAACTATTTGACTAAGAGATTTCCTGAAGGGGATGCAACAGGTGATTTCCTAAAGGGGATTATAAAACTACGATGATTCAAATTGACAACAAGCCACTAGCACGGGTGTACTCCAATAATATTGTGGCTACAGAAGTTGGTCTTCATTGGGATATGCGGTTAATGAATTTAGCCCTTCACGTTTCGCAGTGGAGTAAAGACCCACGGACAGGAGTTGGGGCAATCATTGCAAACGGGAAACGGGATATTGATATTGGGTACAACGGATTCCCAGAAGGAATTGCTGATCTGAAAGAAAGGTTGGATGATTACGATTTGAAACACAAGCTGATTATTCATGCTGAGAAAAATGCAATGGATAATTCAACTAAGAATTTGGTGGGCAGAACTTTGTATGTGACCTACCCCCCGTGTGTACCTTGCACGGTTAGCATCATCAGCAGGAAATTAGGAAGGGTGGTGACTCTACTATCATCCCCTGAGAAAATGGAAAAGCATCATGTGGATATTGAACTTTCCAAAGAACTTTTTATAGAGGCGAAAATTAGATTCGATATATTTAACTAGGAGGTTAAAAATGTTTAAATCGAAAATTGCGGGGCTAAGGGACAAACTTAAATTTTCATACAGGGTGATGTCTGATAGTTATGTTCTTATAAATTACCCCGAAGAATTTAAAAGGCTGCACGATGTTGAACTTGGGAATTTTGATGGTCTTAAAGAAGAGGTAGCAAAGTCTCTAATTAGAACGGATAAATTTTGTTATTGGACAGCAGATTGCGGAATGAGTATAGATGACCAATATCCTGTTATTATAGATTTTGAAAATGACTTGCAATATCTGGCAAAAACTTTGAGTGAAGATGACCTTGTTGGTCTAATTAAAGTTGCTGCTGAAGATATGAGGAACGGCAAATGTCATTTTCCTTTTGAAGATATGGTTATCAATGTTGGGGCATGTGAAACCCCAGATAGTAAAGTCCTTGAAGATGTGTGTGTTCGCATTCGGAACGTAACTAAAAGTTATCGTATTGAGTTGGATGAATCTGTTGATACCATGATTGAGATTTCGATGATGCACACAATCTCAGATAAAGACTATGACTTTACAAACAGAAAACAAGATATTTATATGGCAAGTTGTAAGCCACAGATAGTTGAATTATTTGAAGATGAAGTAATATTGGAACAAAATTTATTGTGGGGAGACAAGATATTAGATTTTATTTATGGGCCTTTTGTTCATTCTTCTAAAACATCGAAAGCATCAGCATTCAAGGAAGATGAAATTCTAATTGAAAATCTTAATGATGTTGCTAGAACTTCGATGATGACTATTGTGGTTCTGTTTTTGTTTTTCTATCGACATCAACGGGTTTATTATAAGGAAGTAGAAATTCCCAGAGGCATAGCCAGAAAAAGAACCAAGAAAAAGCAAACCCCTTATACAAATTATTTTGTGAGCAGTATCGGTGATTTTACGAAGACCGTTTATACAGAAAGTAGACCTTCAGAAAATCCTGTTAGCGGGGTTGCCATGCATGTTCGAAGGGGGCATTATCAGCTTTGGCCTAATCACAGAAGGCTTCCCCACCATCTTCAAAAACGGACTTGGGTTCCTAGTTATGTTGCGGGAGACCCCAGATATGGAATCATCATCAGGGACTACCTGAGTGAAATGACAGAAGGTGGGGAAGTGACTAAAGAAAAATTGCAGAAGGAAATCAAGGAACGGGAAGTGAAACATGAGCGATCATCTTTGGGTGATGATAAACCGGAATGAAGCCCTGATTCAAATCAGGAAGTGGGGTGCTAAGCCTTTGGTTTTTAGTTGCCCCCATTACAAGTATTTCAGCACTCACTTGCATCCGTTGATTAAGCACGATAGTAAAAAGAATCAGTTTTTTGGGTCTGAAGATTATCGTAAATTAATTAAAGAAATAGCTTGACAAATATTAACTCATGGTATAAGCTTAGGGTATATCACTTGAAAACTTAGGAGGTTGTAAGTGAATTTAATTAACCTTTTCACATCAGGACAAATTGATAACAAGTCTACTGTTAATAGTAACGGTGGCAAAGGTCATAACCTGATTGAAATGAAAATGGATGGTCTTAATGTTCCTACTGGCATGGTTATACCTACTGCCATTTGTAATCAATACCGCAAATCAAATCCTACAGGTAAGACTCTCATACTTGATCAAGTAATTGATGCTGTTATGGAAGCACTGGATACCCACATTTATCCTGAATCGGTTCATAAGCTTGTATCGATTCGATCTGGTGCGCCTATCTCAATGCCGGGAATGATGGATACTGTTTTGAATGTTGGGGCAGGTTACGAAGACAAGGGTTTAGAGAAAAACTTGAAAGCAGATTGCCGTAGACGTTTTGTTGAAATGTATGCGGGTGTTGTTATGGGTCATGAAGGAAAAATTGAAGACCCTGTTAAGTGGATGAAGACCATCAAAAAACACATTCCTGAATTGCGGGATGTTATCCGTAATTCAATTGAAGCAGTTTGGAAGTCTTTTGATAATGAGCGTTGCACACACTATCGAAAGATGAACAAGATTCCTAACGATATGGGAACTGCTGTAATAATTCAATCTATGGTTTTTGGAAACTTCAATGACAACTCTGGTTCAGGAGTTATGTTTACTCGTAATCCTGATTCTGGGGCGAAGAAAGTTTTTGGAGACTTCCTTACCAATTGTCAGGGTGAAGATGTTGTTGCGGGTCATATTACTGCCCCCCCGATTTCTGAAATGAAAAAGTGGAACATCGATCTTTATAATGAACTGGTTGAGATTGGTAAAATTCTTGAAAAGAAAAATAAGGATATGCAGGATATTGAATTCACTGTTGAAGATGGTGAACTGTTTATTCTTCAAACTCGTAATGGTGCGCGGTCTTCATATGCAGAAATCAAGATTGCTCTTGATCTTCTTGAAGAAGGTATCATTGATGAATTGGGTGATGGAATTAATGAAGGAACTTTTATGAAACTTCGGGTTCCCGTTCTCCCTGCTGATTTTAAAAAGAAAGCTAATGCAAAGGGTATTGGTTCTGGTGGATACTTCGCCACAGGTAAAGCTGCTTTTTCTGTGAAGGAAGTTCTGGACAGCAACGAAGATACAATTCTGGTTGCCGAAGAAACTACCCCTGAAGATATTAAGGCAATGGAAAAAGCTAAAGGTATTTTGACCTTCAGAGGTTCAGCTACTTGTCACGCTGCTGTTGTTGCTCGTGGAATGAACAAGCCTTGTGTTGTGGGTTGTCCTGATGTTGAACCTATGTTTGCAGATGCTTCTAATCTTTTGGGAACTATGTATGTTCTGATCGATGGTCAAAAAGGTGAAGTCTTTTTATCAGATAAACCTTTTGATCTTGATTTTTCAACCAACATTCCTGTTGAACTTTTGGGTAGTCTTTTTGAAGTTGCCATTACAGAAAATGATTGGATTAAGGTTGAGAATTATAATGAAGCCCTGAGCCTTGAAGATTACATTTATAAAATTGGGGTTCCGGTTGAAGGTTTGTCTGCTACTGAACTTGCTGATTTGGCTGATCGTTTTGATAAGGTTGTTCTTCTTAATCCTGAGCGTAGGGATAAAGTCAGTAATTTTCTTGGAGACCCCAACCCTGAAGCAATGGAAGTTGCCCGTGAATTGGATGAAGCTATTTGTAATAATCCTGCAATGACTAACGTATTTTTTGATTCAGGAACTTGGGTAACTGAGCAAGTTGCTAAGCCTTATAAAACTATGGCTGATGTTATGAACCCTGATTTTATCGGGTACATCGAAAAAGATTTTATTGAAAATGTTATGGGTGATGCTGAAACTTTCCATCAAATTAGTGAGCAGTTGGGATTATCTGCACGGGTTGTTGCAATGGAAAGTGCATTAGGTCTTCTCGAAAAACGAATACATATAGGTTAGACTCATGACACTTTTTTTGCTGATGACCTTTCTTATGGCTCTAGCTTGCCCCAAATGTGGGGCGTGGTCTTGGATTAAATTTGAAGAAGATTCGGTTGTACAACATTGCGTTTGTGGACTGAACAAGTTTCTGTACCTTAAAATAGATGGGGTAACTCTCACTAGGGTTCCGATTAAATTAACTACTGTTGTGCTTCCTGTCAGGGGAAGTCAGCTTTCACAAATTTTAGGATGCTTGGTTGCTCTGGGAGATTTAACTTCTCAGCAAATTGCAAGACAGTTGAGTATCACGGTTGACAAGGCAACAACCAATCTTTCTATTTTAAGGAAGAGAGGATTGATAACTGCTTTGGAAGATCGAAAAGGAAGGTTGGGTGGTTCCTTGTGGACTGCTCATAAAATAGTAATAACAAAATGGCACGGGGGCAAATAAAATGGCTTTAGTTCTTGGGATGAATTTAGAAAAGGATAATGAAATTTGGGTGGGTGATTTACTGATAACGATAGACAAGATTTTAAATCCGAAGCAAACCCAGATTACAGTTCATGGGAGATATATGACGCAACAATTGGTCATCAATGATTTGAAATATGTTGCTGTCACTACTGATGTTAAAATGATGTTGGGAACTGATACGAATCGGGATGGGTTCTGTAGGGTGTTGGTTGATGCCCCCAGAAGTATTACAATTGACCGTGGGCAGAAAAAACGCAACGGGTAAATGATGTTACACAAATTTAGTAAAGGGGCTAAGGAAGATTTATTAGCCCTGCACAATGAACACACTTATGCAGATGTACTTTCGTACATCAAGAATGGAAGTCCCTGTGACCATAAATTAGGGAACATAAGATATAACAATATCGTTGTTAATCGAAATAACAGGGAAATTGTTGGGGTCACACTTTTTCATTTGAATAGGTATGCACGGTATTTTACGTTTCATTGTAACGTGTGTTTTGATTCACAGACAATTGAAGTGGGAGACCCGTGTAGTTTTTGTGATGGGGCAGGATGTAAAGATTGTAAAGAAGGTTTAGATTTTAAATTAATCGCTTGTCCGAATTGTACGGGTAAGCAAATTGTAGGGGATAGAAATGAATGGAATGATAGAAACAAAATTGTTAGGGCGCAAAGTCACGGTAATGGGCGGCCCATACCGAGACAGACCGCACGAAATAAGAGGCGTAAAACTCGCACAAGAAATTGAATCTACTGCGGATGTCGTTTTAGATATTCCTGATTTCGGTGTACCTACCAATCATCAAGTAGACGGTGCTCTTTTCCAAGCTTTAAAAATCCTGACTGAAGATGGTGTGATCTATCTTGGGTGCATGGGTGGTATTGGTCGAACCGGAATGTTCATGGCTATCTTGATCAAGACAATTGGTATCATGAATCTGGAAGCTGATAGAAAAACTTTGTGGGGCAGGATTAAAGTATTCTTCAACCAATATCCAAGTACCCTAGAGAATGGTTCTATGGTTTATGAGCCTGTTGAATTTGTTCGTGATGAATATCTTTCTACTGCGGTTGAAACTTCAGAGCAATATAAATTTGTAAGTCATTATGACCCAACTGAAATGTTGGCTATTCGTGATCGAATCGATAATTGTATGGATATTGTCAGGTAAATTAATTTGATATTAAGATCAAATATCTATTGACAAATAATACTAGTATGCTATTATTAGTATATGAATAAAAAAGACGCAAAAGCACTATTAAAGAATAGCCCCAAAACCACTGTTAAGGTTTTCCGTGATAAGGAAAATACTTTAACTGTTGCCTTTGGTGCGGGTGTTGTTGCTGAAGCCATAGAAGAAGGTAAACAGGCTTTGAAGAAAGGTAAAAAAGTTGAGTGGAATGATGGTAGCCAACAATGGGAAACCACTGCTGCTGTTTTCGATTCAACTAAAGAAGGTTCTGCTCAATTCACTTGGGACAAGTCAGGCAATAAAGTTAAGCACGAAGTTTTTCTTGTTACCAAATTTCCGAATGGTGATCTTACTAAAGAATTTGTTCGGACTTCATGGAGAGATTTTTAATGATACTTAAAGACTTAAAAAATTCAATGCTCTTTAAAGCTTGTGAATACAGCAAGCAAAAAGTGGGCATGGATAAATTTATTTCTGTTAATACTACGGCAATGATTCAACCTGAAGAAGATGTTATCAGGTTCTATCTTGGTGCTCATGTTCTGGGTGCTGTTGAATCTAAGTACGGGGTTGAAACTGAACTTCCTGAAGCAGTTGCCGAATTAGTTAAAGCACATCATTCACATATGGAAGATGTTTTCTTTCGTATCTTCACTTATATCCTTTTAATTTCTGTCGGGGAATCCCGGCATGGAAAAGTGCATTCTCAATCTGCTACAATTTTAAAGCAGTATGGTGCTGATGTTAAGAATTTTGGTTCAGTTACAAACGGCAAGAAAAATCGTTCTGGTTCACGGGATGAATTCCTTTCTTGTGATAGAGACCTTCTGGATTTTTCCCGCTATTGTGATTGGATGTTTGTTCATTGTTTCGCAGGGATGGGTTCTTATGGTGGAAAGAAATGGAAAAACATTAGCCAGAAAATTACTCATGTTCTGGAAGGTGAAATTTCACCCTTCACTATGGTTGATGTTGCGTGGGCTTTGGTTCACAACACAGGTTCAATCTTTAATAAGAACACAATTTATAAACATGAACTTGATGGTGCGGGGCTTACCCAATTACTTGATATGCAACGTGGGGGAGCTATTCCTTCATTGATCAAGCACTTCGAAAAATATAAAAGCGAGTGTCCTTCCTTTAGAGTTGCTTCGAATGTTGCTGCTAACTTTGTAGGGGAAGTAAATTCTGCTGCTTCGATTCTGGGTGAAGAGTTTTATTCTTATGTTTCCCCGGCTGCGATTCATGAAGCGGGGGCATTATCTAAGCATGTATTTAAGAAAGCGAAAGATGCTGTTGATGCAACTAAAGATTCAGATTCAGATGAAGAATTTTTCCCATCTGGTAATCTTGATTTAATGATTATGAAAATTCCAACCCTAACAAGGAAGGGGGTTAAACATGACTAAGGTAGCTGATATTTGGAGTGGCAAAAGTAAAAAGTCTAAGTCCAAATCTAAAATTAAATCTTATGCCCCTTGTTGGCATACACATCCTGTTTATAAAATAGGCAAGTGGGAAATCGTTGGTGGAAGTTGTACCAGTAATTACCCTGATGTTGATATTTTTATTGCTCTGGATGGTGGGGGCAAAAAAGGTGAACGGTCTTATCCGTGGAATGATGGAGTAGATATTTATTTCAAGATTCCTGATATGGGTGTACCTAAAGATTTAGGTGAATTCAAAAAACTGATTTCATGGACTGCCAAAGAAATGAAAAAAGGCAAGTCTGTTTTTGTGGGTTGTATCGGTGGGCATGGTAGAACAGGTTTGTTCCTTGCTGCCCTGACTAAGCACATGATTGGGGATAAAGATGCAACCACCACAGTCAGAGAAAATTATTGTAAGAAGGCTGTTGAATCAAGTGAACAGATTAATTGGTTGAACAAGCATTTTGGAATCAAGAAAGTTGAAGGCAGCAAAGAAAAGAAGTCTTCAAAACTTTCTACTGCTTGGGGCAATCAAAGTTCTACTAGCCTTCCTTTTGGAACTGATCTAATTGAAAATTGGATTGAAGGGCAGGTAACGAAGAACAAAACACAGACTTATTTAGCTGCTAACGGCACTTCATTAATCGTAAATAATGATTGACAAATACTTTAGACTCCTGTAAGATGGGGTCTTGAACTAGGAGGTTATATGTTACAAATTCAGAAACCAGAGTTAGAACCCAAAGCGACTGTTGTTCCTATGCCGCTTCGCAAAGCACTTTGCGGGTATGGTTCTACAAAGATTAGCAAGCAGACCCTTCATAAACTGTTGGGTGAAACTGTTACGCATATTTTGAAAACCAAGAAATTAGATTATACACTGCATTGCTCTAGAACATTTTCTACTTTTGCAATGGGTGGTGGAACAATATGTGAAGCCCATTTACCTGAAGAATTACATTGGAGTGCTAAGGCTAATTTAATTAAGTCTGGGATTCTCATGCAGTTAGGAATTGGGGAACCTGACAGTTCCGCTATGTCGGATGATGGTTTATTTAGTTTGAATGTGGATGCGGAATCTACTGAAAATCTTGGGGTCACAATGGCACACAAACAAATTGAAGATGATATTTCAGGTACGGTTTCCGTGCCGTGGTTGAAGGATGCTGCAAAGTTTTATGATGCAGTACGGTCAACCAATGAAAGTTCACGTTATGTTTTTATTGCGGTAGAAACTAACGGCAAGGGAAAACTTGCAATGAGATTGAGGGGAACTAAATGTTCTGTTCGTGTTGAACCGTTTAACGCTTCGTTATCTGAAGATATGGATATGATCGGATTGAATAACAATGGTGATTATGCTTCGGGTCATTTTGAAATGCACGGAACACTTCCACTGAAAAGATATTTTGCAATGATGAAAGCAAGTCTTACAGGTTGGGAAGTTGCCAAATTTGATGAAGAAAAAATTCGGAAGCTAAGTGTGTAATGGGTAAGCCAACCAAAAATTCAAGCAAGAAAAATATGGTTCCTGTTTCTGGGATGTGGTTGCTTGGAAGTAAAACTTATTTAAAGGTAACTAGCCACACAGCAAAATCAGTTACGCTAGAAGTTGGTGGGGTATCTTTGGGCAAACATTTTGGGGAGATTCTAAATGAACGTAAGCCAAGCTAATTTATATGAAGTCTTGGATGCCTTCAAAATTAATGCGAAGGTAGGCAAAGGTGGTGTCTTCAAAATTCTGACCCCCATCATAATCAACAATGATTATGTTAAGGCTGAAGTCAGAATAATGGGGCTTCATATTTATGAATCCGATTTGAACATGTACGTGATAATGCATATCGGTGATCTAGGAATTATTGCCCATGCCGGGAATGGTTGTCTGAAAAAGATTTGTTTGATTGATTTCAGTGACCCAATTGCTAGGGAATATTTTGACAGCAAAGATTTTGATGCGTTGCTTACCCATCTTGTCGAAGGCAAATGGAAATCTGATTTTGTAATAGAGACAATCGCTTGTTAAAAATTTGGTCTAAGTCTGAGCATCCAGAATTAATAAAAGAATTGGATGTATTAAAAGCGGGGGATTATTCTTTTCCTTCCGGTTCCGCAGTTCCTAATTTAGCCCCCAATGATGTGCTACTCAGTATGGGTGGGGAAAATCTAAAAGCAATTCAACAGGCAGGACATTTACCCAAAGGCAGAACCATAACTTCCATGCGTGAAAAACTTCATGACATCGGGGAAGGGTTCTGCTTTGTCACATTCGATATTGATATTAAAGAATTCGATTACACCAACTACGTGAAACTTCAAACTGATATTTCCCTGACTAAAAGATTTATGGATACCGGGAGTTTGGAACCTGTGTATGGAAGCTATGTTTGGATGGAAGATTTTGAACATCTACCACCTTACATAAATAAACAATATAACAAAACAGGGAAACGTGTTCGGGTTGCAATGGATTTAGAAACTGTGGGACTTGACCCCTTTGATTCTGAGAAATTTATTGTCAGTATTTCTTTTACATCTTTGGAAGGTGTTTCTGACCTGATCAGATTTCAGGGGGTTGATGACCAACCTGATAAAGATTCTCAATTGTGGGATGAAATAAATTGGTTGCTGAATGATGACAGGATTTCTTTGATTGGGGCTAACCTGAAATATGACCTTCTTTGGATTCGGTTAAAGTGGGGAATCCGTTGCACTAACTTTAGAATGGATACAACTTTGGTGGGTTCCCTGCTAGATGAAAATAGAAGCAATTCGTTAAACACTCACACCAAAATTTATGTTCCTGCGTTGGGGGGGTATGATGACCCGTTTAATTTGGACTACGATAAATCAAGAATGGATTTAGTGCCTGATGAACCACTGTTGAAATATGCGGGGGGAGATACAGACGCTACTTTGCAGGTTGCAAATAAGATGGTGAAGAAATTAACGGAGTCAAAATCCCAGACTCAATTTTATATAAATCTTCTTCATCCTGCGGCTCGTGCTTTTGAAGATATGGAGTTCAATGGAATTCATGTTGATGTAGATAAGTTCGCAGAATTGCAGGTTGAACTGTTTGCAGAAATGTCACGGCTGACTGAAGCAGTAAAAGATTTGATACCACGAAGAATCCTGAATAAATATGGGGATGAATTCTCCCTGACTAAATCTGCAATCATAAAAGATTTTATGTTTGCCCATCCTAACGGGTTGAAACTTACCCCCAAAATGGTGACAGAAAAAACCAAGCAACCAAGTACATCATTTGACCATCTCAAAATGTTTGAAAATGTTCCTGAAGCAGTTGAGTTTGTGAAGTTATATAAGGAATGGAATTCAGCTAAAAAAACTGAATCAACTTATGTTACTGGATTTTTGAAACATCTTCGGGAAGATGGGTTGCTTCATCCAACAGCAATTTTGTACCGGGGGGATTATGGGGGAAGTGCTGATGACTCTGGGACAGTAACCGGAAGACTTTCATTTAAAGACCCTGCTTGGCAAACCTTATCCAAGCATACGATATGGGCAAAAAAATTAAGACTTGCTTACCCTGCCCCTGAAGGATATTGCATTGTCAATTGGGATTACTCACAGGGAGAACTTCGGGTAATTGCTTGCGTAGCAGATGAACCGACAATGATTCAAGCCTACCGTGATGGAATTGATATGCATTTGAAAACAGGTGCAGAATTGAATGGGTACACTTTAGCGGAAGCCCTGAGAATGAAAGCGGAAGGTGATGAAAAAATAATAGCAATCAGGCAAGGGGGCAAGGCAGGAAACTTCGGTTTGATTTACGGAATCTTTCCAGAAGGATTTGCTGAGTACGCACGTAATACTTTTGGGGTAATAATTTCTGTGACAGAAGCAAAGGCTCAGCGAGATAAGTTTTTTGAAATATATCCTGAACTGGTAACTTACCATGATCAATATAAAGCCTATGCTCATGAGTGGGGTTTTGTTCAATCCCCGTTAGGCAGGGTTAGGCATTTACCGTTAATCAATTCAAACAACTTTATGAAAATGCTTCAGGCTGAAAGACAGGCAATCAATAGCCCGATTCAATCTACCCTCTCAGACCTTTCCTGCTTAGCTCTGGCAGAGTTTAAAAAGAAACATGGCAATCCTTTAGGGTGTAGGTTCTTTGGAATGACACATGATAATTTGACTGCCTACGTTGATTTAGATGAACGTGATTTATGGATTCCTGAAATGAAAAACATCATGGAGAATTTACCGCTAAAAGAATATTTTGGGTGGTCTCCCCAATTACCTTTTTTAGTTGATTGTGAAACTGGCTTTAATCTGGGGGAACTGCATGAAGTCAGGGTGTGAACTACATCACATAAATAAGTGATACTAAGATCAAATATTCCTTGACAAATATTAAGGGAATGCTATACTTAAGGTATACAAACAAACAAAGAGACTAACACGATGAACAAATTTTACGCAGGACAAGAACTTTCAGACCGCAGCATTTGTAACTATGACTGTATTTTTACTGCAACTGTTATCAAGCGTACTGCAAAGCGCGTTACCCTTGACACTGATCTTTATGGCCCGAAGACTGTTGGCATTCAGATTGATTCAGAAGGAAATGAATTTTGTTTTCCTTACGGTCGTTACTCAATGGCTACCACTTTTAACGCATAATCAACTTAGCCCCTACGGGGGCTTTTTTGATCTTAGTATCAAATTCATTAAAGTTTAGGAGAGAAACAATGACACCACGTAAACAGAAAAACATTGATGCGATAGCTAACCATATCTATTTTGATATGGGGCATTCACCAGAATCATTCACTTCAAAAAGCGTTAGAGTCGCTATTGAAAGATTGGGAATTACTGGTTATGAAAAGTATGAATTTCTTAATGCCCATGTTGATGATGCAATTGATTGTATTGCCTACGATCATATAGCTGATGCAATGTGGAAACTTGATGCGAAGGAAGAAGCATAATGGAAATGACCACCAAGCAATCTTTAGCAGTGGAATTGGAAACGCTGCTTCACACTCACCCCTTCAGTGAAAAAGCTGCTGATGCTGCTTATTCTTTGGTGAGCCAATACATCAAGAAAGGTCAACATGATAATTCCCTGACTGAACCGCAATGGAATTTTGTTGCTAGTCTGGTGAAGCAAGCCACTGCCCCCAAACCCGATTTGCCCAAAGAACGTGTTGGGGATTTTTCGGGAGTGATTGAATTGTTCACTAAAGCCAAGGGAAATCTGAAGTACCCGAAGATTAGCCTGACTACTGAATCAGGTGGAACTGTGATGTTATCACTGGCAGGAAAACAGGCAGCAAAGCCGGGAACCATAAATGTCACGGATGGACAACCTTACGGTCATAACATCTGGTATGGCAGGGTTGACGATGTTGGGAATTGGGAAAAATCTTATAGCGCAACTGATGAAGTTGGGAATTTGCTGAAAGAACTTTCACTTAACCCTGCGGGATTTGCCGCCAACTATGGACACAAACATGGTTCATGTTGCTTCTGTAATAAGACTCTGACCCATGAGAATTCGGTAACTGCGGGGTTTGGCCCGGTCTGTGCTGATAATTGGGGGCTTACTTCGGAGTGGAAAGACGCTGTTAAATAGGTTGCTCTCAGTCTGAAACTATAGAATAATCGGTTAGGAGGATATACACTTTCCCCCTTCCGATTATTTTTTTGGGTTTAGCGCATGGCTGAAACAACCAAGTTGAAAACTGGTGCTACTCGTACCCGTAAGAAAGCGAAACCTGCTACCCCCCCTTCCAATGTGCGTAAACTGGAAACAAATGTTACCGCTATTGTAAAAGCGGAAGCACAGATAACTTCTAATGCTCTGGAAATCGAAGATACATTTACGAATAATTATACGGCTAATGTTCTTCAACCAGAGATTTCCCCAGATATTTACTATTCCCTTGTCGAACAAAACAATTCCCTGAATCAGTGTATCTCCGCTATGGAGGTCAATATTGATGGAACGGGTTTTGATATTGTTCGTACTGATCATGAAGACTTAACTGATGCAGATGAAGCTGCCCTTAAGCCTGTCAGGGAATTTTTGATGGAGGTTTCCCCCACTGTTTCTTTTGTAACTCTGCGTAGACAGATGCGGAGACAGGAAGAAATTTCTGGATATGCTTGTATCGAAGTCATCAGAAACCCCAAAGATGAAATTGTTTTCATGCGGGTTCTGGAATCGAAAACGATTCGATTAATGAAATTAGGGCAAGCCGTTCCTACCGTGAAAACTTTAATTCGCGGTGGGGTGGAAATGAAAATTCAAACTATGGCACGGGAAAGACGGTTTGTGCAATTGGTTGCCCGTAGGAAAATCTATTTCAAAGAGTTTGGTTCTAGCCGTGATCTTACCAAAGCCACAGGTGTTTTTGTTGAGGAAGCAGGAAAAAGATTACCGTTTGAAGAAAGGGCTAGTGAAATCATTTACTTGACTGTTCATCGATCTGCTGTATCCCCTTATGGTGTTCCCCGTTGGTTGAATCAATTGCCTTCCGTTATTGGTTCGCGTTCTGCTGAAGAATTGAATCTTGAGTATTTTGCAGCAGGTGGTATTCCCCCTTTGATGGTCTTTATCTCTGGTGGTGCAATGGCTCAGGCTGCTAGAAAACAATTGGAAGGTTTGCTTGCGGGTAAAGCACGAAACAAATTAAAAGGTATCGTTGCCGATATTCAGAGCACATCAGGAACTATTGATAAAGGTGGTGGTGTGCGTGTCGATATAGAATCCTTTGGTTCTGACCGTCAACAGGATTCAATGTTTGAAAATTATGATGTTCGGTGTGAGCAACGTGTTCGTGCTTCCTTCAGATTGCCCCCGTTGTTTGTCGGTAAGGCTGATGATTATTCTTATGCTTCTGTGTTCGCTTCCTATACGTTGGCTGAAGCTCAGGTATTCCAACCGGAAAGAATGGAGTTCGATGAAGCGTTTAATAACACGGTTATGAAGGAAATGACCAAAGGGGTTTACCGGATTAAATCTAAACCCCTGACTGTTGCTGATGCTGAAACAAATCTGAACACACTTCGAACAGCAATGAATGCCGGGGCTATCACTAAGAAAGATTTGGTAGAAAATCTAAATCTGGTGGGAAGCGTGAACCTGAAAGAACTGGATGCTGAAACGGGTGATGAAATTGCTGAAAGATTCAGTGGTTCTAGTTCTGCTGATCAGGTACGGAATCCACACATTGAAGATTTTGTAGATGAAGAGCAAATTGCTATCAGTGAAGAAGAGCCTGTTGCAAAAGTTGACTTATCATATCTGGGGAAAATTGCTGATATTCAGGTTAAGAGTTTGACCCAGAGTATCCCCGCCAAAGATTTAAAGGAATTGAGAGCAAGTATTAAAAGCCTGAATGCGTTTGAACAGGATATGGTCAATATGCTTACCAGTAATAAACTCTATGCTTCCGTTGAACATGATAATGTTGGGATGTCTGAATTGGTTGGGGCAGTTGCAGGAATTAAAGCTCAGCATCAATGCCCCCCCGGTCAGGTGTACCGTGATGGGAAGTGTGTAGCCAAGGATGAGCAAAAGGCTGAAGCAGGTGATTCCGTTGGCCCCGGTGGTGTAAATAATCACATCCATATTCTTGAAGAGGGTGGGGTTACATCTGAAGCAGAAGGTCATACCCATACGTGGAATAATGAGGAAGCAACAACAGGTTCTACTAACAGTCATACACATCAACTAGGTTAAAAAATGGTAGTCAAAGTAGAAGCCTATCTTGACTTGGAAGCATCCCTTGAGGCTATAGTTCAACCCCGTTGGAACAGTATTCTAAAACGGGTTATCCCCCAGATTGAGAAGGCTATTCAAGCCCATGATTTGCAAAAGGTTACTGAGATAGTTGATACCATCAACACTTCTCTTTTATACCAAGGCAAACTAACTGAAATAAATACACTTCTTAAAACAGGTTTAGTGTTTGGGGGTGCTTTAGTTAATGGGAATACCCTAGACCTTGAAGTAGTCTTGAATCCAAATGCTTTAGGGTTGGTTCCCATTGCTACCAATCAATATCAAATCCAGTTAGATCAGGCAATGATTACTGTTAGAAAACGGTTTTTACAATTGGCTGTTAAACTGGAAGCAAGACTTGTCTTTGAAGAACAACAAGAAGAAGAATTTAACAAAGGGAGTTCCACCAATGTTCAAAAAATCAATCCAATTAATTTAAGAAGTGCTTTGACTACTGGTGCAGGAAATATTGGGAGCAGTATGATAAGCACTGCTTCTTCTCTTCAGATGTCAAGAATGGCTCAATATGGGTTTACTGCTGAAGCATCTTCACGGGGCGTAACTCATTATATTGTTAATGAACAATTAGATAGCAGGATTTGTCCTGTGTGTAGTCGGATGCACGGCAAGAGATTTGAGGTTGCCCCCGCACTGGCAAAATTGGATACACAGATAAGAATAACTGACCCCACTGATTTAAAAATCCTTGCGCCCTTTCCCCTACAAAGCAAAGCTGCTGTCAAAGATTTGACTGAAATGACTAATGAACAATTACGTGCTAAGGGTTGGGACACTCCCCCTTACCATCCCAGATGCCGGGGATTGCTGAAAGCAGTTCGCGCACCTAGAGCAGTTCAACCTGTAAATCCGTTGCGCCCCGGTCAAAGAATTCCAGACAAACCTTTTACTTCTGCTTCAGATTATTATGTTGCGGGAGATACCGCAGTAACGGAAGCAGGAATAATTGATGCTCTGGTTTTGGAAGATGCTGCCACTATCAGGGGTTTTGAAGAATTGTTAGATGGTGTAGTTCCTACCATAGATAGATTCAGGGATGTAAATGGTGTCTGGTCTGCGGGAAGGCAACTGGTTCACAGGGATATTATAAGAAAGGTTATTCTTGGTCATGATGAAGCAACAGGTGTTCTAACCCGTTCTAATATTCTGAGAGATGGATTCCATCAAGCCAAGGCTACTGCGGGACAAGCCCCAACATATACTGTTATAGGGGGGCGCGGGGGTTCTGGTAAGTCTTGGTTCTCTGGTGTTGATGGGCCTATTGATCGAAGGAACGTATTGCTAATGGATAGTGATGCAATCAAGAAGTTGCTGCCAGAATACAAAGGGTGGAATGCGGGAGAACTTCACCTAGAATCTTCCTATCTATTTGATGAAATCACAAAGATTGCCAGAAGAATGAATTTCAATGTGGTTCATGATATGACTTTGAAAAATGCACGGCAAGCTATTGAACGGATGAATCTTTTTACTGATGCAGGGTATCAACTTGAAGGATATTACATGTATCTGCCTAGACATGAAGCCGCAAACAGAGCAGTAGCAAGGGCATTGGGTGAAGAAAGAAGATATGTACCACTGGATGTAATCCTTTCCAACACTCAAAATGAAATAGTCTTTGATCAATTACGTTCAAGTTTTAGCAAATGGGGTATGTGGGATAACCTTGTTCCCTTTGGAACTGACCCTAAATTTGTTGGAGGTAGTTTCTAATGGCTAAAATCAGAAATGCAGATGGTGATGCTTTCCTTACCTATGCTAATGGGGATTTCATAGATTCCGATCATGTAGAAAATGATGTTGTTTCGGTATCAGAGACTAGACGGGATAATGTCCCACTAATAACTGATGATGAATCGATTGAAGAGTTATTCCCTGAAGTTGATCTAGAGACAGGAAACTTTATATTCGAAGAAGAATAATCGTTTGACCTTAGTATCAAAAAATCCTTGCGATTCGCGTTAGGTAGTTCTAAATTACACACATAGATTATTGGCTTTGAGAAAAAATGCCGTTACCCACACCTAATACGGGTGAATCAAGGGATAATTTTATTGCGCGTTGCATGAGTAATCCAACAGCAGTTAAAGATTTTCCTGATACAGACCAAAGGGCTGCGGTTTGTTTTTCTCAGTTTGAAAAAGATGAGACTGTTACCAAAAATCATTTGATGAATATCAAAAAAATAGATGAGGAACTACAGATTGTTTACGCTGAAGTCTATGTTCCTAATACCCCAGATTCAGATAATGATTTTATGACTATTGAAACTGTGCGTGAGATGGGGCATGGGTTTCTGGCAAATGGCAGGGTAACAAAGGTTGATGTAAATCATAGCAGGGATGAAATTGCTGCTGCTGTGGTCGAAAGTTTTATAGTTCGCAAGGGAGACCCAGACTTTATTGAAAATGCTTGGGTTGCAGGAATCAAAATTATGGATGATGCCGTTTGGGAACTTATAAAGAGTGGGGAGATTAATGGCTTCTCATTAGATGGTGTAGGGCAAGGTAAAGATACTGAACTGGAAATTGAAATTCCAGAGTTTGTTAAAGGTGAAACAGATAAAGAGCAGAATCATAAACATGTTTTCAAGGTTCACTTCGATGATGAAGGGAATTTTCTTGGGGGCAAAACGATTGATGACAATGCTGATCATGTACACCTTATCAAGCGAGGTACTATTACCGAAGAGACCAATGACCATGCACACCGATTTAGCTTCGTTGAGGTATACACGCAATGACCCGTAAAAAGGTAGTAATCCAAGCCCGTGAACTTTCGGAAATGGATGTGAATATAATCTCTTTAGTTAAGCGTGGTGCGAATCGCATTCCTTTTCGTATCGTAAAATCTGATGGAGAACCCACCATGAATATTTCAAATCTTTTTGTTTGGAAAGATGAAACCAAACTAGACCCTGCGGTTGTTGCAGTTGTATTAGCAAAATCGGCTGATCAGGAAGTTTATACCAAAGCCCTTGCTGATGGGGGTTTTGAAGTTGACCACGTAACAGAAGGGGAAAACGAAAGTGTAACCCTGATGTTTACCAAGTCTGATGAAATGAAAGATGCCGTTGCATTGAAAATCTCAGATGAGGTCGCACTGATTGTTGTCGGAGTAGAGAAAGGTCTTCTGGCTTTTCCAGACAGCAATTCATTCATCGAAAATATTACGAAGGCAGGATTTGCGCCTTCCTATCATATCGCCAATGAAATTCTCAATGAAACTGTTGGGAATATTATCTTCTCTGAAGGTGATGCTGCTGAAACCAAAGAAGCCGTGCAAAAGGCAATTTCGGATTTCGGCGGGTACATCGATGCAATCCTTTCTACAATCCCTGTTCAGGCTTTCAAAGCTGAAGAAATTGTAGTGGAAGTTGAAAAGGGTTTGCTGAATGCACCGAAAAAAGCCCCCCCGAAAAAAGCTTCCAAGAAAAAGCCTGCAAAGGAAACTACGAAGCAGGATGATGAAGATGGGGAGGAAGAAGAAGATGATGCTGTAGCTGAAGATTCTTCTGGTGCGGATGATTCCGGTGCGGATGAAAACGGTGATGATGAAAATGGGTCTGATGAAAACGGTGATGATGAAGATGCCGGGGCAGATGGTGATGATTCAGAAGAAGCCGTATCGAAAGACCCGGATGGAACCCAAGCTGAAGGTTCGGAAGATGCTATTGCAGCAATGACCAAATCTTTAACTGGTATCGTGGATGGTCTTGCGGAACTTAAAACTTCCCAGACTGAAGCGATGAAAGAACTTTCTGATCGATTGACTGATCTGGAAGCCAAGGTAAAAAAGACTGATGAAGCCCTAGCGGGTACTGTCAACTCTGAGGAAGCCGAAGATAACTCTGAAGCTGAACCGAAGAAAGCTAAAGCAGTGAAGTGGGATAATGTGTTGGACTTCGGTGACGTTGAGCTATCTTAGTCTTTAAATTGTAACTTTTGTAAATTGGAGTATTAAATATGTCTTCTAATAGTAAGATTATCCAAAAAGCGGATATGACGCTTGCAGACTTGGCTTCTGGTGGTCTGTTAAATCCAGAACAAGCTGCCGCATTTATTCGCAAGCTCAGAACTACACCTACCATCCTTAACCAGATGCGTACTGTTGTGATGAGTTCTCCCCAACGTAACATCGACAAGATTGGATTTGGTGATAGAATCCTGATGCCTGCGATTTCTGGCACGGCACTGGATGAAGATACATCCCCAACCAATCGGCGCAGTAAAGCAACCACTGAGCAAGTGCAACTGACTACCAAGGAAGTTATTGCTGAAGTCCGGTTGCCTTACGATGTTATCGAAGACAACATTGAACAGGGTGGTGCAAGCATTAACGCAGACCCAAGCATGACAGGTTCCGGTGTTGTTCAGGGTGACTTTAAAGATACCATCATGGAGATGATGGCAGAACGTGTTGCCATTGACCTAGAAGAATTAGCGATTCTGGGTGACACAGGTTCCGGTGATGCGTATCTTGCCCTGTTGGATGGTTTCCTTGTTGCTGCCACTTCGAATGTGGTCGATAACGGGGCTGCTGTCGTTTCTCGTACTCTGTTCAAGAATGGTATCAAAACCCTTCCTGATCAGTACAAAGGCACATTGGCGCAGTTGAAAAACTTCGTGAGTATGGACAACTATACTGAGTATCAGGACACTCGTGCTAACCGGGAAACCAACGGTGGTGATACCGTCAATGATCAGGTAACTCCGATTCTTTGGGCTTTGGGAACAAAGGTCGAAGGTGCTGCTGTTATGCCTGCCGCGAATGGACTCTTCACCAATCCGAATAACATGATCTGGGGTATTCAGCGTCAACTGTCTGTCGAAGTTGATAAGATTATCACTGAGCGCGTTTTCGTTATTGTCATGACCCTGCGAATCGACTTCAAGTACGAAGAAGAAGAAGCAGTGGTTAAGTACATTAACATCGGCTAATCCGAGTTGAAATGGGGGGGAGTAATTCCCCCTGATTCAATCCCTTCAACTTAAGAGGATATGAAGATGGAAATGGGTAAATGTTTAGGTCTTCGGCACGTTGTCACTGCCGGGAATGTTTCTGATGCGGTCATTGCTTTTAATACGGATTCATCTGCTGCTACTGGTGCGCTTGTCACAGTGCGAAGAGTAGGTGTTCTTGTCGCATGGGACGGTCTTATTACTGTCGGTACTGATGTTGTTAGTATTGACAATACTGGTGGTGTTGATTGGGCCGCAGACGATACGATTGATATTGTAATTTTCTAATCTCTTGTTAGTATGGTAAGACCCTGAAATACGGGTCTTACTTTTAATGAGACTGAGAGGTTAATTACCATGTTAGTTCGTTTAACTGTTGCAAAAAGATTCCTAAAAGATAACTTCCTATATCGGAAGGCGCGTATCTACGATGTACCCGAAGATATGGGTATGACTCTTTGTAGTTTGATGGACAAAGATATGCCCATGTTCGGTATTGTTGACCCTGCCAATGTTGGGAGTGTTCCGGTAGTCAGTCTTCAAATTGAAGATTACGTTCCTGATGCCCCTGTTGTTCCAAAACAAGTATCGGTGGCAGGAGAGGCGCAACCACTAAAACAGGTTAGTACCAAACCGAAGAAATCCGCAGCAAAGAAAAGTACGGCAAAGAAAAAATCCCCCAAGCTGAAAAAGCCGACTGCCAAAACTGAGAAATCAAGCAACGTAGTACAGGTTTAATTTATGACACTTCCCCTTGCATCAGTAGATGACTTAATTCTTCGTATTAATGCCATTGATGCACAGGGATTAAGACCCCTGCTATACGAATCGTTAAAGTCTGCGACTATCCAACTTAAAGATATTTTTCGATTGGGTGAACTTGATGCGGGGGTTGCTGTTATTGAGGACTTTCTGATTGACCGGGATACCGCAGTACGTGGTGAACGGTATTTAAAGTTTCGTGTTACTAATGCCTTCATTGATGAAACCACTAATTCTGTGGATGTTCTGTTTGGAATCACGGAAGACGATTTAGTTAATGCCACTTCGATTGACCCCAAATTTCTGAAGATCAATACCGACAAAGGAACCGTTAAATTTGATGTCACTGGTTTCAATAGTGATCTGATAACCATTAGTCGAAGAATTCCAGATTTCTTTTTTGAATATTTATTTCGTATCACCTACGATCATGGGTTTGCCAACATTAGCACGGAAGACGGTAGGATTTATGATGGTGTTCCTGAGTGGCTTAAGGAAGCGGGATTAATTAAGGCGCGGGAAATATATCAACTAACCAATCCTTCCAAAGATGTTCCTGCGGATGCTTTCTCTGGGAATCTGGCTTATCTGGTTGATAATAATATTCGTGTTGCCCCCCTGCATTTAGACCCAATAGACCAGTTCTAAAATGGCTGCAAGTATTCTCGCAGAAGGGTTTGAAGACATCCAGAAGGCACTTAATGCTATGGAGTTGGCAACCAACACGGAAGATATTTTAGATGCTGCGGGAGCCTTCATCCTCAATCAAATCAAAACCAGATTCTTAAGACAGGAAGCCACTGATGGAACCACATGGGAAGTATCCCAAGCTGCCAAGAATAGACAAGCAGGTGGTCTTGGTGGGGGAACCTTATTTGATTCAGGTGATTTATTCAACAGCATTGAATTGACACGGGGAGGGCCGGGAGTAAGAATCATTTCTACCGATCTTCCTTATGCAGACATACATCAATTTGGTCTTGAAGTTGATGGGGTTCAATTTCCAAAGCGGGAATTTCTGGGAATAAGTCCTGAAGATGAAGAAGGAGTTAAAAGAATAATTGAGGCTCGTGTTAAACTTGCACTACGATGACCACTACAGCAACAGATGTTATTACGGCACTGAAGGAGGATATTGAAACTCAGGTAAATACTGTGTCTGAGCTAAATAAAAAATCCCTGTATCTCTATGACCCATCCCAATTAAGTGCAGCACATACACGGTTGTCTTTGCCTTGTCTGATTTTTCATTATGCGGGAATGCGTATAGCAGGTAAGAAGCATGATGTTGTTTTTGATCTGTATTTGGTGGCAAAAGCTGAATCATTAAACCAAGTTCAAGGTCTCAATGTTGTTCCCACAGCAACGGAAATTCTCCAAAGATTAAGAAAAGCAATGGCATGTAATACCAGTGCTACTACAAGAAGTTGGAATCTGGAATCTGAATCCCCTAGTTTTGGGGTGGATGATAAGTTGATTTATAGGCAAAGATGGGTTACAGCATATCAAATAATACTTTAATTTGATGTTAGGTAGTTGTAGTCTCACGATAACTATTTGAGGTTTTTTTATGGCTCGTAAGAAAAAGCTGAAAGTTAAGGACTCCGACAATGATGCGAGTGTTGATGCTGAATCTGTTATTGATGAAGCAGAAGACACTGGTACTGTTGTAGTTGCGGCACACACTCATAGGGGTGTCTCGTATAAATCTGGTGATGTCATTGTCTTTGATAACCCTGCTTCGGCAAGGAAATTAAGAGCACGGGGCATTATTTCTTAAATATAGAGGTTTGATAAATGACTAATTCATGCGTAACTAATCAATATTTCTCCGGTCAAGGCTCTGTACTGGTTGCAACGAAAGACCCTGTTACGGGAGAACCAGAAGGTTTTCGTCCTGTTGGTAACGTGTCTGCCCTTACAATCGGTGTAGAGACAACCGTATTCCAACACAAAGAATCATGTACTGGTGTGCGGGGTATCGATAAAGAAATCGTGCAGGAAACTATTGTGACCATTGCAATGACAATGGAATCTATCGACAATGACAATCTTGCCCTTGCCCTTTACGGCACAACTGCTGCTGTTGTGGGTGCTTCCATTTCTGATGAACTGCTTACTGCTCAGCATGACAAGTGGGCGTCACTTGATCACATCAAAGTGTCTTCAGTTATTGTCGGTGATGATGCAACCCCGACTATCACTTACGTTCTGGACACTGACTATGAACTGAATGCGGAAACGGGTTCAATCAAAGTCCTGAGCACTGGCGCAATCACTGATCTTCAAGTTATCTTTGTCGATTACGATCATGCAGGTTATGACCAAATTGAAGCAATCATTTCTTCTGTTGCCCCTGAGCGTTGGATTCGCTTTGAAGGTCTGAATACTGCTGATGCTGAAAACCCTGTTGTAATCGATATTTACAAAGGCTCAATTCAACCACTGGCAGAACTGGCATTGATCAATGAAGAACTTGCCGAAATGGTGGTAGAAGCATCTGCCCTTACTGACCCAACCCGGTCAAGTGGAAGCCAGTATTTCACTATAAGGCAGATTACAACTAACTAAGTTTGACCTTAGTATCAAATAATTCTGGGGGGTTGAAATTCCCCCCTTGTTTTAAATCACAATGAGATGAGACCATGCTTAAAGATATTGTTGTGCAGACCGAAAAAATCGATCTGCCAAATGATCAATCGTTTGAAGTGCAGGGTTTAACCCTGACACATCTTGGTAAGCTGATAGGAGAATACAAAGAACCACTTGAAGCCCTGATGGAAAGCAGATTAGAACTAGGTTCTATTGCCGATCAGTATCCTGAATTCATGGCTAAAGTTGTTGCCCTTTCTGCAAATGAACCTGATGAGTGGGAAAAAATAGCTTCCCTTCCTTTTACTACCCAACTGACTGCTTTTGAAAAATGTTGGGATTTGACAATACCGGATTATGATGCGCTAAAAAAGCTGATAGAAAGGATACAAGGACTTATCCCGAAATTAGCGGAAAAGATGGAATCAAAGTAAAGACCAAAAAGCAGAAAGACGCTGAAGACGCAAGGATAGTAACAGATTGGAAATTATATTACGCACAGGTAGGGGAATACCTACTTTCTCACGGTCACATTAATGCATTAAGTTATACCCTATGCCAAGCAATTACCTTCTTCTATTTAGCCAATAAAAGAAAGCGTGGGGAATATGCTGATCAGATGGGAGTAATGCGTATGGCATATCATGCTGATAACAAACAGTACAAACGTGCTTTAAAAGACTTAGGTTAAATCAATGGCTACCAGACTTCAAATAATTATTGACGCTCAGAACTTAGCTACTAAGCAGCTTAAGCAAGTTCAAAAGGATGTTAAGAAACTCAATGATGAAGTACAAAAATTCCGAGGGGGTAAGCCCGGTTCTGGTGGGAATGCCCTTGCCGCAGGTTTTAAAAAGGCTTCATCCGCAGGAAGTGCTTTAACGAGAGTGTTAGTCACTCTAGGAGGTATAGCCTTATTTGCGAATGCAATTAAAGAGATTGCCAGATTCGATCAGGCTATGCAGAATGTTCGTGCCGTTACGAAAGGGGTTACGGATGTTGAATTTAAGAACTTAAATGAAGAAGCCCGAAGGTTGGGTGCAACAACTGTATTTAGTGCGACTGAAGCAGCGCAAGGTTTAGAGTTCTTAGCCCGTGCGGGTTTTGATGCCAACGAACAAATAGCTGCCCTTGAAGGTACGTTGAATCTTGCTGCTGCGGGTGGTCTTGGTTTAGCTGAAGCTGCTGACATTGCTTCAAATGTACTGTCTGGTTTTAACATAGACACTTCTGAAGCGGGAAGGGTTGCGGATGTATTAGCTGCCACTGCTGCGAATTCAAATACTTCTGTTCAACAGTTGGGTGAAGCACTTGCTTTTGTTGCCCCTGTTGCTGCTGCCTTTGGACAGTCAATCGAAGAATCTTCTGCTGCTCTTGGTGTTCTGGGTAATGCAGGTATTCAAGCATCTACTGCGGGTACTGGTTTAAGAAGGGTGCTTGCTGTTCTGGGAACACGCACCGACAAAACTTCCAAGCTGCTTGATGATTTAGGATTGACATTTGATCAAGTTAATCCTGCTACTAATAGTCTTTCTGACATCATTGAACGTCTTTCAAATACTACTTTGGGTGCAGGTGATGCACTAGATGTATTTGGTCAAAGGGGCGCACCCGCAATTCTGGCTATCGTATCTCAGAATGAAGACCTGATTGAATTGAATGAAACCGTAGCTAAAGCACAAGCTGCCTTTGAAGGTGCGGGTGAAGCAGCAGGACAAGCAGCAATACGATCTAATTCTTTGACAGGTGAAATAAAAGGACTTACATCTGCATTTACAGAATTGCTATTACAAACGGGTACTAGGGATGATGGGCTGCTTGGGTCTCTACGAAGGTTGACCGTAATTGCAACGGGGGTGATTAGAACCTTTGCGGGAATCCAAGACCCCCTTGATAAAGATGCAGTTCTATTCAGGCAAATAGCTGATGCTGTTGAATCTCTGAGATTCGTTTTATTTGCTTTGATAGGACTTAAGGTACTTGGATTTTTAGCTAGTTTAGCTACTGGTTTGGGTACTGCGGTAACTGCTGCCAGAGCAGCAGCGGTTGGCCTTACTGGATTGAACCGTGCATTTGTTATTTTAAGGACAACTGTTCTTGGGGCGTTAGGCCCGTTAGGATGGATTATTGGTTTCGGTTTAGCGTTGCTTGCATTTGCTAAGACTGATGCAAAAGAAACTGTTGATGTTTTACGTGAGATTGAACAAGCAGTTTTGGATGTTGAATCAACGGTAGAAGGGTTTAGGTCTGCTGATATTAATGTACGGACTATTCAAGCCCAACAAAGTTTAGATGCACTTAAGGCAAAAGCTGAAGCTGCTCAAGAAGCAATTGATAGTGCATCTGAACAAACGGGATTTATTGCAAGTGAAACCGGGGAATTTATTAGTGGGATTGATGTAGGTGAACAAGAAGATATTTTAGAAGCAGCTAATGCTGAAATAGCTATCCAAGAAGCCAAGCTTGAAAGACTTACGGAATTAAAACTTGCTCAATTGGAAAGGGAAAAAAAGGCTGCTGAAAAAGATGCAGATGATCTTGCTGCGTTGGTAGCTAAACAAACAGCAGCAGAACTTGATGCTATTAATGCCAAGAAAAATCTTGAGGAAGCTTCCGCATTAGCAGCACTGGAATTAGCTAAGAGTACAGCAGATGAAATTCAAAAAATAGAAAAGGCTATATTGGATAAAGGACTTGAAGATAGAGATATATCAGTTCAACAATATTATGAAGGATTATTAAAATTAGCCCTTGCGAATCTTGATGCTGAAGTTGCGATTACTGAGCAAAAAATTGCTGCCCAAATTGCACTTAACAAACAAGCTGATGAAGAATTAGCTAGATCAGCAACGATTGCAGAACTAGAAGCAAATTCTGATAAAGAATTAACTGCTATTAAAGCTGCGTTTGCATCACAACAAGTCACACAAGATTTGAATCAGGAAAAGGAGTTACTTAGTTTAACTAACCACCTAAAAGAATTGGGATTAAGGGAAACACAAATTAGGGCAGAAAATTCTGCTAAAGCAACTAAAGCCATAAATACGGCTGCTGATAAAGCGAAAACAGCGCAAGACAAAAAAGATAAAGCGGAATTAAAAGCACAGAAAGATTTGTTTGCTAAGAGATTGGAAGCAATTCGGTTTGCACGGGAACAAGAAATTGTTGCAGCAGAAAGAAGAGTAGAATCAGGGGAAGATACTGAATTTGAATTAGGGGCAAATATTTTTGCTGCTAATCAGAAAGCCATTCAAGACTTAACACTATTGCGGGATGCTCAAATTGCATTTAATGAAACTGCCAAAGATGAAGCAGTAGCTATAAGCATTCGTAATATTGGAGTTGAAATTGAAGAACTAGGACGGGTGGCGAATGTTAATTTTGAAAAAATAAGAGCATCAGCAGTAGATGATTTAACTGGTGCTTTCACATCTATTATCGATGGGACTAAAAGTGCTAAGGATGCTTTCTCTGATTTTGCTAGAAGTTTCATTGCCCAGATTGCCCAGATGATTCTTCGTGCTCTGGCACTCCGCGCTGTTAATGCTGCGCTTGGTGCTGCGGGTGGTGCGGGTGGAGCCTTTGGGACTTTCCTTGCGGGGTTAGGTTCTAAGGGTGGTCTGTTTCAATTGAACCAACAGGGACAACTTGGGTTTGCAGGTGGGGGTAGAGTTCAAGGAAGGGGAACTTCAACTTCAGATTCTATTCATGCAATGGTAAGTGATGGGGAGTATGTCCACAATGCTGCGGCTGTGCAGAAATACGGTTTGAATTTCATGGAAGCAATTAACAGATTGAAGTTGGATGTGAACACAAAAGGACTTCCAAATTTTGCAATCAGTAGACCCCGCAAAATGAGATTTCAAGAAGGTGGTGTTGTGGATTCTGGTTCCCAAAGCCCTGAAAAAACGGAAGGATTATCTTCACTACGAATAATCAATGTTCCCGATATGGAAGCTGCTAAAGAATTTTCATCTAGCTCTGAAAATGAAACAGTGGTTTTGAATATCATGCGTAGGAATGCAGGACAAGTTAAACAATATTTGAGGTAGGAAAAGAAATGCCAAACGTACAAGGCTTATTTGCCAATGACCATAAAGATTTGATGAACAAGGTTCGCCAATTTGTAACAGGCTATGGAACTTTTCCTACGCCGGGATATGCGGGAACTGGTGATGGAACCATAAGTGATGTTGCTTCCCCCCCACCTTCTTTATCTGAGACTTGGACTATCACTTGCAATCTAGGTGGTGGTGTTGGAGTAGGCACTTTCACTGTGGTTGGTTCTTCATCTGGTGCTCAAGCTGATGCAACGGTTGGGGAATTTTATGATGGTGCGGGTGGACTGATTGAATTTCTGATTAATGATGGGCCGATTGATTTCATCATAACTGATGTTTTCACGGTGGTTATTACTGAAGGCGCAATGATTACATCAGGGGAAGAGTGGGGGCAAGATCGATGGTCTCCTGATAAAAATGATGTGTTCACAGGAACCAACTTTTCTAATCCAGTAGAAATGATGAACGGTAGTCAGCTTTCAGTGGTTGTAAGAAGGGCTGCTACTGCTGCCGTATACCAAGTTAAATATGATGATGCAGTGGAGTTCGATTCGTATCAAGTTTTTTCGTCAACAGGTGGAGACCCATCATTTATAGAACCCCTTGATAGACCCGCAGACTGGACAGTTGAATGGTCGGATGATGGAATTAACTGGACGGTTGCTGATACGGTGGTAGGAGCGAATCCGGTTTCTGGTGTTCCGCATACTGGTGCGCTTGCTAGTCCCGGTAGGCACTTCTATTGGAGATGGGATTTTACCGCTAATAATGGTGGGGTGGATATCACTGTTGGGGAAATAGATACCCGTGTTACAGGTGATCTTGTTTACACTGCCCCTAGTGGACACGTTCTTTTAACGGGACAAGGACTTGCTGCGGCTGATACTATTTTTGTAGGTATGCGGATTAAGGAAAATGTTTCTTCCCCATATTTCAATTGGAAAATTCAGGGGGCAGTGGCATTTGATGATGCAGCAGAATTTGATAATCAGCCAAGCAACAGCGCAAACACTTATTATGTTATAGACGATGGACTTCTTGAATATTGGATTATTGCTACAGGCAGATATTTTATTGTTGTTACAAAACTGGCAACGGTTTATACATCAATGATGATGGGTCTGTTTTTGCCTTATGGTGTGCCTGCTGAGTACGGTTATCCGTTGTGTGTCATGGGGAACATAGGAGTTACGAATTTGCATTTCACTAACACTGATAATCGATTCAGGGGATTCTTTGCTGTTGGTCAAGAAGCCATGAAGGTTCGTGACCCAAGCGGGGCATGGCTGACTTTTGAAAACCACAATGGAACATCTCCCGGTACACCTACTAATCTTAGAAATGTTTGGCCTTATGGTGGTGCAAGCAATAGTAAAGTTAATGATTTTCAACCCAAAGTAACAGCAGGTATTGATGGGTCATATCCGTTGACCCCATGTATTCTTGCTGAGTATGAAACCCCCGCAGGCGAGTTAGGTAAAAATTCAAATGCGTATGGTGAACTGGATGGGGTGTTTCATATATCAGGTGAAAATAATACGCCTGAAAATACGATAACGATTGGCCCTGATGACTATATCTGCTTCCCCGATATTTTCCGATTAACATTCGATGCTTTCGTAGCTTTGAGGTTAGACACATGACATATCAAACTGGAACAGCATTAAATGTTGATGACCTACTTGCAAAGATAAGTGTTTTTGCAGTAACCGCAGGTTGGACTCAAGAAAAAGTAGTGGCAGGAAGTGGTGATGGTGCAAGTTCAGAATTATACTTATCCAAAGGCAGTAGTTTCTTTAGTTTTGCGGGGCAGTTGACGGGTGGGAATAATGTTTATCATGGAATCAACCAAGCACTAGATCATCCGTTTCTTCATGTTTGGGGGGCAACTGGTTTCAATGGCGCGAATGATGTTGATGATCAACCGGGAACATCAGGAACAGCGGAAACAAATTGGCTGCTTCCAAATATGACTGCCTATCATTTCTTTACTGACCCTGCCTTGACTTATATTCATGTGGTAGTAGAAACGACTGCCAACGAGTTCAGGCATATTCATTTTGGGTTGCTTGACAAGATTGGTGCGTATACGGGCGGGGAATATGTTACGGCTTGTTGTCACGATCAAGCCGCGCAGTTCATCGATGAACCGATGAATTTTCAGCATGGTTGGCCTTGGGTACAGATTGGTAATACGGGGTTCCCCTTTCAATATTTGCATGTTGATATCGATGGGTTTTCTTGGAAGGTAGCACGGGCTTTTAATAGTGCTGAACAATGGTATCCACCTATGCAGGGTTCAGCGCAAGGTTATCCATTGGAAGATTTCTTGGAAGTCAAATCTGGTACTAGTAAGGCTGCACAACCGAATACATTTAACTCTACTGTGGTTTTATTTCAGTTGCCTTGTCATATATTCAGGAGTTCTACGTTACGCACTCCGGTTGGTAAGCCCTTCGATTTGAGGATGTGCAATATGGAGAATGTTTCTCCTAGTACATCGATTTTCTTTGGCGGGGATGAATGGGTTATATTTCCAGTAATTGAAAAGAAAGACCCTGCCACTAGAGACAATCTCCCTAGTTCTGGTTTTCTGGCATATGCGTATAAGAAGATTCCGTAATGCCTGATTTTATCGAACCATCACCGATCTTCAAAAACCCCTTTGAAGGTACGCAGCCTATGCTGCTTCAGGGGCAGGATATTCCCCCTACAACATTTGTTCCATTTTTCGATATGTTTATATTTGGGGATTTAGTAGATTTAAGACCAGTAGATATAAACTCTGAGGATATTACGGGTATCAGTTGCCCGATGTTTGTAAAGGATTTTTATGAACGGGTTCATGTTACTCCAAAGTTTATTGCATTAGGTAATCTGGTTGGTGCAGAGATACAAACATTTGATGTATGGAATGCCTTTTTTACTAGCAACTTAAATTCATCATTGACCCCCGTAGGTGATACAACAGGAGTTATTCTAACTGAACCTGCTGTACCCCCAACCACGTATGCTGCCTTAGAAACCAGAGAGTACATACTTAATATATCTACATCTGGCCCCCCTGAAATCGATATTGTATACACATGGGTTTTCGCCACAGAAGAAGTAACCTTTACACTAACGGGTAACAGGGTAATTATTTTTGCGTTCTCCCCAGATTGGAGTGATAACGTAGTTGAAAGGTATGAATGGTTGACCCAAATAATTGAATCGGATGATGGGACTGAAAGAAGAAATAGGTTGAGAACCAATCCAAGAAGAAGTTTGGAATACAGGGTTTTGATTGACTCAGATGATAAGCGTTGGCTTGAAACTTATCTTTGGGATTGGAAAGCAAGATTATTTTCTGTACCGATCTGGACTGATTGCGTTTTCACCACTGCACTTACACCAATTGGGGATTCAGTAATAGATGTGGCATTTACAGATAACACATCATTCAAGGTTGGTGGTGTAGCAATATTTTTTATTGATCAACGAACAGTTGAGGCTGTAGAAATATTAAGCATTCAACCTACTAGTTTGACGCTGATAAGGCCCACATTAAACGAGTGGCCTTCTGGCACTAGAATTTATCCTTCGTTGATAGGTAGAATGACTGAAGATCAAACCTTAACACAACCAACTGCTGACATAGATTTTGCTAGTGTCAAATTTCAATTTGTGGATAACGAAGCTATTACTGCTGTGGATTCACCAACTGCTTATGAGACCGAATTTATTTTAGAGAAAGTACCCAACAGAGCAGAAAATTTAGATTTATCATATCAGTCTAAATATGGTCTTGTAGATTTTGGGATAGCCCCTGCTTTTGTAGATGACCGTCAAGGATTCCCAGATGTAGTAACTTTGTTTAATTTTGCTGATGAAGGAAGAGCAGATATTTGGTTCTGGAAAGAATGGTTACACGCAAGGGCAGGTAAACATACTAAATTCTGGATAGTCTCTCAGTCTAAGGATTTTGTCCCATTGGAACAAATTGACAATACAGATAATGTAATACTTGTTCAGGATTATGAGTACAGGAATTTTTATGATCTAGCCCCCGGCAAGCGGGACATTGCAATATTTACTACAACAGGGTTGGTGTTTTATCGCAGAATAACATCAGCAACAGCAGGTGCGCCGGGAGAAGAAATACTTGGTATTGATTCCTCTTTGGGTGTAACAATTCCGTTAAATGAGATTAAGTTGATTTCATTTTTACATCCATCTAGGCTAGATGTTGATGGGGTAGAATTTGCTTGGACTCATACTGAAATGGCAGAAGTTTCATTTGCTACTAGGGTGATACCTTTAGGATGATATCGTTATGACTTTTGAAGCACAAGAAGAAGGGTTTGGTTATCCAATTGAGTTGTATGAATTTAAGTTGGGTGTTGCCACAGAATATTTTCTGACTTCGCATGATGCTGAAATAACATTTCAGTCAAACGTATATCTGCCACATCAGATGCAAAGGCAAGCTGTTGAACAGAACACGGAAATTGAAAGACAAGAACTGAAGATAGATATTCAAAGGGATGCTCTGGTACTAGAAAGCTTTGTTGCATTTCCACCAACTGAAATAATGACCCTAACAATTTATAGAAAACACTTGAATGATTTGGCTGATCAATTTGTGGTGGTCTGGAAGGGCAGGGTACTAACTATTGAATGGTCTGGTTCTAAAGCGGCAATTGCTTGTGAGCCTGTCTTCACCAGTTTGAAAAGACCCGGTTTGCGTAGGAAATATTCAAGCCAATGTCCACATATTCATTATGGTTCTGAGTGCAAAGTAAATAATTTAGCGTTTCAGGTGATTGGTACTATCTCTTCTTTTTCAACGAATATAATTACTGCCCCACAATGGGCAGTAACCGCACCAGAATTTTATGATGGTGGGTATGTTGTGTTTGATAATGTAAATTTCAGAACCGTTTTGGCTGATGACGGTGCAGGTACTTTAACTCTTGTAACTCCATTTGCTGATTTAGAAGTTGGAAGTCTTGTTGAAGCTTTCCCCGGCTGTAATCATGACTTAGCAGATTGTAAAGATAGGTATGACAACATAGTAAATTATGGTGGGTTTCCGTATAGCCCTGATCGTAATCCGTTTGGTGGAACAATTTTATATTAGGAGAAATGTGATGGATTTTTTAATATCGGTAGTGGCTCTTATTCTTGCGTTGATTGCAATTGTGCTTCATGTTAGACCCAATTTGATATGGAATTTGATGCCGGGGGCAAAAGTGGCTGTGAGTATTTACAGGCATAAGGAATCAGGTAATTTGATTTATTGTCGAACTGGTTCTCTTCAAGGTGACATGCATGAGTATGTTGGTGAAGGTAAGATTGATGCTGATAAAGCAGTTGAATGTTAGTGATACTAAGATCAAAAACAGGTAAATAGATATGTGGGTACAACTTGTATTATTAGTTCTTTCAGCGGTGATAACAGCAATGTTGACACCGAAACCACCTACGCCTAAAGCAGCATCATTAGGAGATTTCCAAGTGCCTTCAGCAGAGCAAGATAGAGCTATACCCGTGGTGTTTGGCACGGTTGAAATTACGGGGCCGAATGTAGTTTGGTACGGTGATCTTTTTGCTATAGCGATTAAAGGAGGGGGTAAAAAGTAGTGCAAGTTTATGTGAACATTACTCACTGTCGTACATTGGGTTATTGCGTTTTCGCGGTAAGGCGATTCTGTACACGATACCATCTGGATTTTAAAAAATTGTGTGATGGCACAATGCCTGTTGAAGAAATAGAAGCGACTGGTCAAGCTATTGCTTTGCATGTGGCTGCTGTAGCAAGGGAGGCTGCTAATGGGGGGAGGTAAAGGAGGGGGTACAGTTGGTTACAAATATTTCATTGGTATGCATATGATTGTTTGTTATGGCCCTGTGGATGAAGTCACTGAACTTCGTGTGGGTGATCGTTTAGCCTACGATGGTGGTGGGGCTGACCCTGCAATAACAGCTTCAGGACAAATATTTATCAACAAGCCTGAATTGTTTGGTGGAGAAGAAAGGGAAGGTGGTGTAGGTGGGATTTCTTTAGGTGGAAGAGAAGGATTTGAATCTGGTTTTAAAGGTATTATTGATTCTACTAATTCATCAGGATTCGTTAGTGTTGCTTTTGGTGAAGCTTCGCAACTACCAAATGCTTATCTTGAAGAGAAGATTGTAGGGGATATACCTGCTTACAGGAGCGTGTTAGGTTTTATTTTTGAACAGTTTTATGTCGGTAACAATCCATATATAAAAGATTGGTCATTTCGGGTAAAGAGGTTCCCCGGTCAATTGAATCCTGCCACTAAGCAAATTGGTGAAGATGCGAATCCTGCCAATATGTTATTTGAACTTCTGACTAATATTGATTGGGGTATGGGGTATAACCAAGCTGACCTTGATCAACCTAGTTTTGTTGCTGCTGCTATTACTTTGGATGATGAAGGGTTTGGTTTGTCAATGATTTGGACTTCTTCAGATTCGATTGAATCATTTGTAGATAGTATCTTGGAACATATTAATGGGTCTTTGTATATTGATTTGGCTACAGGATTATTTGTAATTAAATTGATTCGTGATGATTATGTTGTTGCATCTTTGCCTCTTTTTGATGAAAGCAATGTAGTGGATATGCAGAACTTTTCACGAAGAACATGGGGAGAGACAACCAATGAAGTAACGGTTGTGTATCACGATAATGTTATCAATAAAGATGTGCCGTTTACTGTTCAGGATATGGCAAATATTCAGATTCAGGGAACAACAATTAATATTACTAGGCAATACCCCGGCATTTCAACTGCTGAAAATGCCGCCTTTGTAGCGTTGCGAGATTTGAGAACTTTGTCTAGCCCATTGGCTAAAATTAAAATCAGGGTAAATAGGGATGCATGGGATACTGCCCCCGGTGATGTCTTTAAATTATCTTGGCTTGCTTTTGGTATTGTTGAAGTAGTGTTCAGGGTGGGTGCTATAAATTATGGCAACTTGAAAGACGGTCATATAGTTATTGATGCTATTGAAGATGTCTTTGGATTGCCTAGTGCTAGTTACGCAAAGCCACAGGTTAGCGGATGGGTTGAACCTAGCAGCATACCGACTGATGCAGTATTTCAATTTATAGAAGATGCTACCTACTACGATATTGTTCAGGAAATTGGTGAAGATGATGCGGCTAATGTTTTGCCTGATCAGGGATTTATTAAGGCTACCGCAGTCAGACCAACTTCAGACCATTATAATTTTCAACTGTGGATTACACCTGATCAAAACTTAACCTTATATACTAAGGAAGGTATAGGTGATTTTGCGCCAAGTGCAACCCTTGTAGCGGCTATGGTAACAGGTGCAGTAACGACTTTTACTTATGAAGGTGATGGGGGCTTTCTGAAGTTCCTGCCATTATTTGAATTTGTTCGGATTGATGATGAGTTCATGGATGTGATTGAACATGACATAGTTGCTAAAACTATGATCGTAAATCGGGGTGTGGTTGATACTGTTCCTGCGGCTCATTCGATTGGTGCTAGATTGTTTGGTAATCAGAATCTTAGAGCAAGGTCTGGTGTCCAATATGCTACTGGTGAGAGTTTGGATATCAAATTATTGACTCAAAGTGGGCAAGGTACATTAGCTCAGTCTGATGCAACAACAAATGTGTTTGTGACAAGTAATCGTAAAGACAAACCTTACCCCCCTGCTAATGTTCAGTTGGATGGACTCCCTGCTTATACCCCTATCGGAATGACTTTGGGTGATCTAGATATTACGTGGGAACATAGAGACCGCACACAACAAACCGCAGCAAGGCACTTCCCGCAAGCATTCGGTGATATTGGCCCTGAAGTTGGAACCACGTATACGCTGAGACTGTATAATGAACTTGGTGTTTTATCTAGAACTGAAGTTTTAATTGCGGGAACATCTTTTGCGTGGGTTGATGAAACAGCGGATAGTGGTTTGACTGATAGAGTGAATAACAATTTACGACTTGAATTAGAGGCTAACAATAGTGTCTCTGGTTTAGATGGTAATCAATTCCATGATTATGCTTTTAAACGCGCCGACTATGGTTATAGTTACGGTGAATTTTACGGAGGTTTTGTGTAATGCCTGCTCAAACTGGCCCGAATGAGGGTATAAAATTTGGGTTCGATCTTGGAGAGTTCTGGAAAACTGACAACGATCTGACATTGAAATTAATTGACGGTACGATGAATCTTGGTGTCATCGATAAAGACCTTGCTGCTCAACCGGGAGGGCCGACTGAAGGTGACAGATATATTATTCCGGTTGGTGCTACTGGTGCAGCATGGGCAGGACAAGATAACAATATTGGAATCTTCATTGACCCTGATGGTGGTGGTGCAGTTTGGGAATTTCATGTTCCAAAATTGGGGTGGGATGCATTCGTACAGGATGAAGGATTTAAGTATTTCTGGGATGGTGCTGCTTGGGTTCCTCAGACCGCACAGGCTGCTCTCTCAGAACCGATCAGTGAAACGGTACTCACAGGTGCAGTCATCATGGACTTATCGCTGTCACGGAACTTCAGGACTAGCGGAGCAACTGCAAACATTACCCTGTCGTTTATCAATATTCCTGCTAATGCGATTGATATTTCATGGACATTTGAACAGGATGTGGTGGGAGGTCATACGGTTACATTTCCCGGTGGAACACAATGGCCCGGTGGTACACCAATTGTTCCTTCATTGGGTTCACTTTCGAAAGACGAATTTTTTATCAGGATTGTGGACGGTGGAACAATTCAATTCAATGTAGTCGGTCAAGCTTATGCCTAGACGAATCATTGCAGGGGCAGCAGGGTTCAATCTGCTGTTTGGCCCCCCCGGTACTCCCGCGCCCCCGTTTGGTGGGAGGGGTAGCCCTTCGGCACGGGCAGCTACGATTTCGGCTTTAACATTGGGTGAGGTTGCCGAAATGTTGTTTGAGGGCGCAGCAGGCCCAAACGGGGTAGCCCTTGATGAGATACGTGGAAACACGGTAGCACAAGATGATGGTGCAGGTGTTATTGTTTTGGGGGGTGATCAGTTTAGTCACCATTCAGTCGATTCGATTCAGTTCAATAACAGTGACCAGAATTATGTTCGGGTATTTACTACGATTCCAACTCATTATGTTTTTGAATTGTGGTTCAGGGATACTCTAACTGATGGTGATGTTTCGGTTCTTGTGGGTCAAGATAATAATCCTAGTAATCATATTGGGCGTGGTAATACTGTTGGGTTTAATTGGCCTTCGAATAGAAATGATTTCAATGCAATATTACAATGGGAGTCTGAAATTGATCTGTCTGGGGATGGGCTTATCCATCAACTACTAGAATTTCGGGACACTGCGGGGGGTAATGATTTCGTTGTTTGTATTGATGGAATGCCTGTTGCTATTGGGTCAACAGGTGGGACAACCGTTTTATCCCCACTGCCTTCATTCAATGACAAAGATGATGCTACCAATTCAGATAGATATGGTGGGGAAGCGGGTTCGTTTACTACTTTCAATAATGGGTCAAATCTGTCTTTGAGAGATGCAAGGGAACTGTATGAAACGTCCTGCCTTGATGGAAGGGATATGCTTACCTCTCCACGTTGGTTTGTTTTAGATAGTTCGAATGTAGTTATCCCAGACCCAATATTAGCCAAGCAGGTTGATCTGGGAGATGTGACTGATGCTACCGGAATTCGAAGTGGGGCTATACGCAGAAGCAAACTCACAGGAGGGGGTGATAGAGTATATTTTGAGTTGGAGATTCTTGAACAGGGTGATGATGCTACTGCAACCTTGCTTGGTCTTCGGAGATTTGCAGAGGGTGGCCCTGTCGGTGGTGATTCTGATAATACTGATGAAGCAATATATCTGAAGGCAGGTTTGCTTTTTGATGGGGCTAATGTGGTATTGCCTACGGGAACGGGTGATGGTGATCAAGATGCCACTGTTTTAGATGACCCGATCACAGGACAGATATATCGATTCGCTATGGAGTGGGTTGCAGCAAGCCCAACACAATTCTTTATTGGTGATGACCTTAGATGGAAAGGTAGAACAGGTATCACTAATCCTGCTGTGGGATTAGAAAGTGGAGCCATACTAGATGGTGCTTTATCGGCTTCGACTTTTCTTGATGCTGATCATGCTGCCCGTCATGCAAGGTTGAATAATGCCTTTCCGAATCATTGGCAACCAAGTGTCAGTGTCGGAGGTGGATGGTGGAAGATAGACTTTGGCTCACTAAGAGATATTGCTGCAATCAGCACTCAAGGGGCAACATCTGGGTCTGCTAGGATAAACCAATATAGGCTTGAGTATAACGATGATGATAGCGATATTTGGATTCCGTATAACGGCGTTGAATTCCCCGGTGGTGAAGTCTTGAACGGTAATGTAGGTGATGCTACAACGGTAGTCACCAATCAACTGATTCCGTTCACCTGTCAGTTTCTTAGAGTTAGACCTTCAGCATGGATAACTGTTCAAGCATTACGGGCCGAATTCTTCTTTGATGAACAGGCGAATCCTTCGCAAGATCGTGCGGGGCTTGGCTTCCTTGTTACCAATTTTAATTGGGGAGCGTGGCTTAGAACAAATGGCACTAGCGGAAACGGTAAGGTCAGGCTTCGGACTAAATTCTATGAAATGATTCATCCAATACCTACGAATTATGATTCATGGGAGCCACAGACTTATACTGTTGAAGTTCTCCCGCAAGGTGTGAACAGAAGACAATCCGTATTTGATTTCTACCCTGCGTTAGAAGTGGGTCGATACGTGTTTGAAGGTGGGGGGAGTACCTACCTTGATGATACGAATGATAAGAAATTAAATAAAGCAATAGTCAGAAATTTAACTGATGGTGCGGGTACTGACCCTACCTTTAGTGGACTTCAGTTATCGCATGTTTCAATTGATTCAATCCGTTGGCCCAGAACTATAAATGCTGATGCCGTTCAGCCTAGTCAAGATGATGATGTTCATGCATTTGAATTGTGGTTCAGACAACCAGATTTTTCCCAAACTCAGTGCTGTCTTATCCGCGCAAGTAATAATAATAGGCATGGTATCGGAAGGGGGAATGGAGGAAGTAATTTCCCTGCTATGGTTAATAATTTTAATGCTCTAACTGATTGGGAATCTGAGATTGATTTCTATGGAGATAATAAAACTCATCAACTGGTAATAGCTCATAGTAGTGATACTGATTACGTGGTCTATGTCGATGGTATGCCTGTAGCAAGTGGAACAAATACGGGGTGGTTAGATAATGCCCGTGCTTACATGTTTAATGGTGAGCAATCCAATGGTGTTGATGAACTTAGTAGATCAGGTGGTGATTACGGTTCACTGACTGAGTACAAGGGTGGGGTAAGGTTTACTCAAAATATGGTTAGGAAGCTATTTGAAGCCAGTGCATTAAACGGTCATCAAATGTTGACTAATCCTCAGTGGTTTATTCTGGATTCTGATCATACGACTCTCGTAGGTGGAGACCCAACCATTGCCAAGATGGATGATGTTGTTTTTGGTCAAGCAGGTATAAATTCTGCTGCGATTCCAAGAAACGGTAAAGTGTATTTCGAACTGCTGTTTGTATTGCAGGGAGATAATCAGTTTGGTTGTTTGCCGGGAATCCGATTGTTGACAGCAGATGCCGATGTGTTTGGAATACTTCCGCTTCGTACTGATGGATATCATCTTGAACAATCTCAGATTTTTGATGGTCACGGTATTAGATTTCCTGATCAATTCGTTACTAATAATGGGAATATATTTCCCCCCAGAACAGGCGAGTATTATCAATTTGCTATAGATTGGGATACAGGTGATTGGTGGGTTGGTCATGAGAATTTGTGGATTGGTGGTGGGATTGTGTCCAATGCAGCGAATCCAAGTACGGGCGCATTTCCGTTGGGTGTGAATTCTCCTACCGGGGTTGCCCCACTGGATTTAGAAAAGGACTACTGTGTGAACATACGGAAGTTAGCCAGTTTTGGAAATAGTGAAACTCAACTTGTCACTGCTTCAGCAGATTTTTTTAATGCAATTCCTACAGGGTTTACTGCGTGGGATGATGCCCTTTAAGGTGATAATATGGATCAAGCAACAATAGATTTTTGTGAGAACGGTGATTTGTGTCAGTGCTGCGGGAAGTATATGCCTGAACCAGAAAGGGAAACGGGTCACGGTTTGGGTTCCCCTGTATCATGCCAACAGTGCATTGATGACAGTTTACCGATTGTGGACAGAACCCCAGATTAGAAAACGAGACTGAGATGAGACTTTTAAATTTCATGAGGAATGATAATGAAAATTTTAATCTTAGCACTTATGCTAATGTTTTCTTTGGGTGCGTATGCCAATGATGACCATCACCACCACCAAGGCGAAGATGGTAAGGATGGAAAGGATGGGATTGATGGGGTTGATGGTCTTGATGGGACTAATGGTATCGCTGGCGTTAATGGTATCAATGGTCTTGATGGTGCTAATGGAATCCACAAGTCAAATCTTAATACAGGTGTAGCTTCCGTAATCGCTGTTTCCCAAATTGATTTCAGTTCATCTACGAATCAATGGCAAATTGGTGTAGGATTTGGAACATATGACGGTGAACAAGCTGTAGCATTTGGTGCAGGTAAACTTGTAACAAAATACGATATGCTTTTCAAAGTTAGTGGGACTGCTGCCAATAGTGAACTTGGTTTGGGTGTTGGTCTGATGTGGAAGCTTAAGTGATGGACAAAGAAGATCACATTGAAATTCCAGACCCTACACCTTTTGAAAGAATAATTTCATGGGTCAAAATTGCTTTTGCCACAAAGAAATTTGCTATGGTTTTGTGGGCAATGTTCTTTGGTGTTTCTGGTACGGCTATTGTGGGACAGGTAACAGACACGCAACCATTCAAGGAAGCTGCTATTGAGTTGGGATTGATTGAACCCCCACAGATAGCACAGGGAGCCACAGAAGATGCTGTGTTTGATGAACTGCTTAATATTCAGGCAGATATTAAGGTGGGAATGCAGACGATTACTGACAATCAGAAGTTAATACGTGAGCATACCCATGAAGCCCTGTATGCCCCCGTAAGCCACGATCTGCCAGAGCATACCCATCCGCTTCAAGATTTAGCCCATGAACACACAGGGTATGCCCTGACTAGCCACACACACGTATCTGAAGTAGGGGAACACACGCACTTGCCCCCTGTGTTTAAAATGTCGGATGAAGTGAAAGATGAAATTGCTAAAGAAGTAAGATTGTCCTTTATTCAGGAGATGTCGGGGCATGTTGATATTCTTCATTGATTTGATCTTAGTATCAATCTGCTATAGCGCAAAGCGTTAGGAGGTTTTACACTTGTCCCTGCTCTTTTGGTGGTATGAGATGAGAACTTTAGTTTTAGAAATCAAGGATATAGCTTTGGCTGCTTACATGAAAATGAGTGGATGCGAATTTGTAGCCTATGATGGTTCAAAATTTAAGTTTAAAAATCCAAGTGAAAAATCTATTGATGATTGGTCTCTTCAATATACTAATTCTTGCTGCTGCTCTCATGACAACCAACTTCTACAGTTAAGAAACATGGTGCGTAGGTACAACAACTCTTAAGGGTATTGATTATGACAGCAGCAACATTTGATTTCAAAATTGAACAGGGAGCTAAGCTTAGCAAACGATTCCAATATAATGATGAAGATGGTGTTGCTGTTCCCCTGACTGGTTTTTCTGGTCGGATGCAAATCAGAGAAACCACAGCAGACAATACTATTCTTCTTGAACTTACTACAGCCAATAGCAGAATTATTTTTGAAGCGGGTGCTGTGATTGGTCAGATTGATTGGTTAGTTGGGGCTACCGATACAGAATCGGGAACCCTTGATTGGTTGTCCGGTGTTTACGATTTTGAGATTGTGGAGGATGCAGACCCAGATAATGTGATCAGATTATTGGAGGGGAAAGTAACGGTTGATCTGGAAGTAACACGGTAATGTCTAGCCTTTGTATTATTCAAGAAGACCTGACTGAAATTATTCAGGTTGAAGAAGTCACCACAATTGTCAAGAGTGATGATGTACATCAAGTAGTTGTTGCAATAGGGCCGACTGTTATTGTCAGGGAAGAACCAACCGTTCAGGTGGTTGATGATAGAACCCCGATACCAATTATTGCAGAATGCAAAGTTGGCCCTGCGGGACAGAATGGTTTAGATGGATTTGGAATTGTTCAGGTAGATACTGGCCCTGTTGCAAATGGAGCTACACAGGTGGCAGATTCGGTTGCCATAGCTACATACCGTTCTGCAAAATGGTTGGTGACAATCAAGGATTCAACAGCAGGGGAGTACAGATTTTATGAAGTAATAGCAGTGCATAACGGGACAACCCCTTTATATTCTGTCTACGGAAAAGTTGGTGACACGATTTCTGTCTTTACGGATGTAACAATAGTTTCAGGATTTTTAAGATTAGAAATAACGAACAACAGTACCAATTCAATAGACATCAGTGTGATGCGAATTGTTACAACGGTGTGACGAGATGAGACCTTTAAATACTTTGGAGCATTACGATGTCTAAACAATTTTTCGATATTGAAAAAGGGCTACAGATTGATGCTGGCCCTGTCATCCTTGTTGGTTCTGGTGCTCCCGGTGCTACAACTGACACGGATGACGCAAGTGTAGGTTCCCATTACCGTGATACGGCAACGGGTAATGTTTTCACTAAAGATACAGCAGGTACGGGATTTGACAAATGGGAGCAACTTGCTACCCAAGAATTTGTTACTTCTTCGGGTCTGGGTGTTGACTGGAAAGATTCTGTACGGTTAGCAACTGCTGCTGCCCTTCCTGCCTATACCCAAGCAGGTGCGGGAGTAGGTGCAACCCTGAGTGCTGATGCGGTTGGTATTCTAACCGTTGATGGAATTGCAACCGTTCTTGGTGATCGTATTTTAGTCAAGGATGAAGCGGGTGCGCCCGGTGATGCTGATCATGGTTTGTATGAAGTAACCGTGGAAGGTACTGCGGGTGTCGAATTCGAATTGACTCGTACCACTGATGCGGATGAAGACGCTGAAGTTACTGCTTCGTTGGCAGTCGGTGTTGAAGAAGGTACGGTTAATGAAGATACCTATTGGGCGATTACTACCAATGACCCGATTGTAGTTGACACAACTCAGATTGCATTTGCCCAAATTGCTTCTGCTGCTACTGAAGCTGAACTTGGTTTCATTCGTACCTTCATTGGTAAGTCTGCTGCGGGTTCTGAAACCCCAACCTACTCTTCCAATAATTTCGTCACGGATGCAACCAGTTTAGAAACTGCGATTGGTGCTCTTGATGCTCAGTTAGGTACTACTCAAAATGATCTTGATCAGGCTGAACTGGATATTCTGTTAGGTCGAACTGCATCCAGCTTAACCAATGTCACAACCGTTCAGGTTCTTGATTCGGTTCTAGTGGATGATGTATCAACCTGTAAATGGACAGTTCATTGTGAAGGTAATCTTCTGGCTGATGCTGATGAGAAACGTGTAGTTGAAATTCTGGGAACCCATGATGGACATATCAATGGTGCGGGTGCGGATGCAACTGATACGGATTTCACAGTTTATGCCAAGTTGAAGATGGGAGTCATCACAGGTTTGGTGTTCACAGTGGATATTTCCGGTGCAGGTGTCGCTCAGGTAATGCGGCTAACCATTACTTCCACAACTGCGGTTGATGTCCGTGCGGTACGTGAAGTTATATTGACAGCGTAATAGCTCATGGCACTTGACAAAGCATTTGAAATTGATGAGATTCTCTTAGGGGAACTTGTCGGTATTATCCCCGGCTCCGTAGACCCTTCTGCGGGTTCGGGGGTTGCTGCCCCTGTTGGGACTTTATTTATTCGATCTAACGGGGAGTTGTACCAAAAGTTCGGTGCTTTGGATGCTGAGTGGAATGTAAAGACAAGTGCCACACTTTCTACTGAGGATATTCAATCGGGTGTTGATGAGATTCTTGATGGTGAAGCATTTACGATTGCCGCCCGTAGACAGTCAATTGTACATGGATTAATAAGTATTGCGGGTACTGGCTGTTTAATTATTGAAGGGACTTTGATACTTCTTGGAGATGCTATCTGATGGGTAAGATAAGACTAGATGAACAGGCAACTCCCGCAACCCCACCTACAGGGTTTGCTGAAATCTTTGTTGATTCCGTTGATAAACATCTGAAGCAGATTGATGATGCGGGTGCAGTAATCGATTTGACTCTTGGGGGTGGAAGTGGGGGTGGTTTTCATGGATTTGGTTTGTGGCGATATCGAACTGAGATAACCAGTACACCAACAGCAGGACGATTAAATTTTGATGACACTACGGTAGATGATGCCACAGAACTTTATGTCAATGTTTTGAATGATGGTGGCACGGATTTGAGTGCCTTCCTATCTCTTCTCGTTGTAGGGGATTTGATTTATATTCAAGCTCAGGATGATGCTACTCAATTCATAGCGGCTGAGATTGGTGGTACTCCTAGTCTTGCAAGTGGTGTGTTTACCTTCCCGCTTAGCTCTGTTGAATCTCAGGGTGCAGCAATGACTAATAATGAAGTTGTTGCTTTCTTGGCAAGTCATTCGGGTGGGGGGGCTAGTCATGACCCTGTTACTTTGGCAGGTACGCCCAATTACATCACTCTCGCAGGACAAGTAATTACCCGCGCATTGATTAATCTGGTTACTCATGTAACTGGAATATTGCCTATTGCAAATGTGGTACAAACGCTTCAACTGCTTCCACTGCTATCAGTAATCTTGGTGGGCAAGCTGTATCTGAGAAAGGCAGTGCTAACGGTTATGCGGGATTGGATGGTGGGGGTAAGGTTCCCGTTGCTCAAATTCCTGCTACTGCTTTACCTGAAGTTCATGTTGTTGCTGATGCTGCTGCAAGGATTGCCCTGACTGTACAGGAAGGTGATGAAGCAATTCAGACTGATGACGGTAGCCACTGGATTTGGGACGGTGCAGCATGGTTTGAACGTCCGACAGGTACAAATTTTCCTTTGGAAGTGCAAGATGAAGCTGTATCTCTGACTCTTGCTGCCAAAAAAATCAATTTCGCAGGGACGGGAGTAACCGCAACGGAACCTGTTGCCGATGAAATTCTGGTAACGATTCCCGGTGGGGGTGGTGGTTCCCCCGCAGAATACGCTAACTATTATGCTAATGCTCAAACGCTAATTACAGGGGTTGCGGTAACAGTAGGACTAAATATAAATCGCCAAGAAACCGCAGCGTTTACTCGATCTGGTGATGAAGTTACGATTAATACGGATGGTGATTATGCGGTTCAGTATGATGTGACCTTAGATGAAGATTCTGCGCCCCCCGCTACAATTGAAGCGTGGTTAGAATTAAATTCTGTCGAGATAGCAGGAACACGGGGTAGAATTTATCATGATGACCCAAATGAAGAAGGGTCAACTCATGCGCTAATCATTGCTAGTTTGGTTAATACCGATGTCATTCGGATTCGTGCTCAGCGGGTAAATGAAACGGAGGATTGTAATACTCATGCCAACGGTGTGAGACTGTCATTCTTTTCTATCGGTGGCAATGGTGCTACTGGCGCACAAGGTATTCAGGGTGTACCCGGTTCAGGTACTACACTCAATGTTCAGGATGAAGGTACGCCGATTCCTAATACCCCACACGATGCGCTTAATTTCGTAGGTGCAGCAGTTGTCGCCAGTGATGCAGGGGGTGGTGTTGCTGATATTACGATTCAAGGTGGTGTTCCGACATCTAAAGCATCTGCTACTGCTACCACCACAACTACCAGTTCATCCGATGTGGTAGTTGCAGGTTTGGTATTGACTCCCGGCCCCGGTGATTATGTTGTGATGTTTAATTCATCATGGGAAAACTCTGATGCAGAAGATATGTTTGTTTCTGTTTATGTGAATGGAATTCAAGTGGCAGACAGTGAAAGAAAGAATGAGATGGAAAGTTCGACTCCTGACACTGAATTAACGTGTGCGACTCAGGCTTATGTAACAGGAGTTTTGGCGGCACAAGATATTGATATTCGGTGGCGTACTACTGGTGGAACCTTAACTATGTTACAACGCTCAATGATTTTACTGAAGGTGGCATAATGACATTTTGGGAAAAACTTAATGCACTAGTTCCTCTCCCTGATTGCGATACTGCGGAAGGTGCGATTACTGAATGGCGAGATGGTAGAGCACAGCCTACGCAAGTGGCAATTGATGCTGTTACTCAACCCGCAATAGACACGCAGAACACAGAAGATTTCAGGACTAAAGCAAAAAACGCAGCAGACCAAACGCGAGACCATGCGGGGATGTCGGCTAGAGCAATCATCGAGACATTGAATAAGCGTGATAATTATTTAGTGAACCGAATCATGGAATTACAAACTGCAATGGATGATATGAAAGCCAGTACAGGGGGGATAGCCAATTTAAGGGCTGTGATACCTGCTACTTTCATGCCGACTGACACCAGACCCCGTGCCGATGCCGTTCAAGCTTACAAGGATGAAATTGATTCTGGTGATGCAGATTCTTAATGGATATTACTTTTCAAAGTTTATTTAATGGTGCGATTGCCTTAATTAGTTTTGGGTTAGGATTTATTGTGAATAGATTATTTAGCAGTCTTGACGCTTTGCGCGAACAGGATGCAGTGTTGACCAAAGAAATTACGGGCATTCGAATTGCCTTGCCTACAAACTATGTAACCAAAGAACAGCTAGATACTATGGCAGGTGCATTGTTTAAAAAGCTTGATGTTATTTCTAACAAGCTAGATTTGAAAGCGGATAAACCTTAACGAGATGAGATGAGAAATGAAAGACACTAATTTGATTGTAAAAAAATGCCCAAATTTTAGATGGTATGAAGTTTGGAAATCATCGACTGCTGATAGAATTGGAATTGATAATGTAACTGATGACCCCGTTATTATTAAAAATGTTCAAGCTCTGGTGACTAATTTACTTCAACCCCTGCGTGATGAAGTTGGCCCGATGATGCCCCAATCTTGGTTCAGATGTGAAGCACTGGAAAAAGTTTTAACTCAAAAATCTTTTGCTGCTTGGTGTGCAAAAAAGGGGTATCAAATTAAAGCTGAAACGTGGGATGAATACTTTAAAAGAAAATCACATCCCAAAGGTTCGGCTATCGATATTGAAGTTTCCAGTATGTCAAATAATGAATTGTTCAATCTGATTAAAAAAGAGTTTGAATTTGATCAGCTAATCAGGGAGTTTCCCAAAAAGGGTGTTCCTGATTCTGGGTGGGTTCATGCTTCGTGGGCTTCCAAATCTGGTAATCGTGGACAAGCTTTTACAATACCGTAGGAGGTATTTATTATGTCAAGAAAATCTGTAGAAATCCCTGATGGTCTTGGTGGGAATTTAGAAAACATAGTGTTCCCTGATGGGCCGTGTGCAATATGTTTTGATATTGCTGCGGGTGCAGCTAACTTGGAAGTTATGTGTGATGACCCTGAACTAACCCGGCAAGGACAAGGGGATGGTGCGAAATGGGCTGTGGTTGCTGCTGCTGTAATAACAACCCCGCAGTTTTTTTCTCCCGGTGCGAAAGTCACTGGTGTTCGGTTATTGCCTATCGGTGGGGCAGGTTCACTTCAAGTTTCTTGGTCAACACAACCGTAGGAAAAGTAAGATGGAAATGTTAAAAATCATTTGGAACTTTCTGTTGGAATCGGGTGATCAAATGATACCGAAAAAACGCTATGCACTTGCGTTGGGTTTACTGGTTGGATTCGTTGCGGCGTGGTGGGTGTTTGGATAAGTGGTTAAAAGTTGCGGAAGTAATGGATGCGTTCAGGCTCATCCCAAGATTACTTTTGCTTGCAACTTATTCTTTTACCCTGTGGTACACAATTGACTTCACTGAATTTTATTTCAAGCTGATTGAGATGCCCGAAATTTCAGATTGGAAATTAGCTGCTTATACTGCCTTTGGTGGTTTGACAATTCCTGCTATTGCGGGACTCGCAAAAGGAATGACAACTTCTTATTTGGAATCGGGTAGGGTCTGGAAAAAAGAGGCTGAGTGATGGGATTGAAACTTGGATTAATTGGAATGGCTGCTTTGGGAGTTTTGTGCGGGTGGCTGTATATTCAGGTTCAGGCAAAACAATTAATCATTGCTGCTAAGGATTCTCAGATTCAAGTTTTGACTACAGAACTGGAAGTAGTAGAAGGGAATCTTGCCACTGCTGAAATCTCAAATAAATTTCAGGCTGATCAGGTTGCAAAATTCCAGCAACAGATAATTAAGATCGGGGCTGAACGGGAAGAATCCAAAAGGCAGGTAGATTATGTAAGAGACCTTTTCATGGGTGACAGGTTCAGGCAGTTGCTTGAAAAGAATCCTACTCTGATTGAAGTTCGAATGATTAAAGCTACCGCAAAAGTTTTAAAGGAGTTAGAAGATGCGACTAAGTAGGGTCTATTTAGGGTCTATTTGCATTTTGATCTTAGTATCACTTTCTGGGTGCGGAGTATTCACCAAGGAAAAGATTGTGGTAAAAAATGTTCCTGTCTATGTTCCTGTGGTTTGCCCTGATGCCCAAAAAGTTACATCCATTAGTCCGAGACCAATCAAGCCGAAAGCGATTCAAGATATGGCAGGAATTTGGTGGGTGGCACTGACCCCAAATGATTATGAAAATTTGGCAATCAACACAAAGGAAACTATCAGGTATATAATTGATCAACGTGGGGTTGTTGCTTATTATCGGGAATGCATAATTACTTTTAATAATCAAATAGATAAGTTGAAAAATGATGCTGACAAAATGCGGGAAGCAATTGATGAAGACAGTGGGTAAAACATTACCGCAGCAACCAAAGAAGTTTTTTCGGAAACCAGTAAAGAGGAATAAATAATGGTCAAGTTAAAAGATGACCAAGGACACTTCACATTTCTATCAAAGGTGATTGGTATGATTGCTGCAACTGTAACTGCAATTGTTGTTTTGGGTGGGACAGCATTTCAGATTGATGAACGTCATGCCCACACGATTGAAGTAGATGCCGAATTCGATACGATGTCGATGGATGTCGCAGGACAATTCAAGGCTATTGATGATTCTCGCCAGATGGATAATCTGAACAATGCTTTGATTCAAACTCAAATTAGATTGGATATTCTGGAAGACAGATTATTTCGGGAACAGCAGAAGACTAATCCTAGTCAAGAGTATATCCAAAAGTTGAAGTCTGATATTCGAAAACTGAATACACAGTACGATCAAATCAACGAACAACTGCTTGCTAAGTAGTTGCAAATAAAACCAGACCTACTATACTTAAAGTTGGGTGATTTGCTGATTGCCTATATTCGTGTTTGATGATTGTTTTGTGTGGTGTATTGGGAACCCCCTTCAGAAATGTTGGGGGTTTTTCATTTGACAATGATAAAATCAATGACATAATGATCATGCCGCCTATGCCTCTCAGAACTATCCCCCTGAGAATGGGTGCAAGCCCTGTCTTGAACTGCCCTTCTTGATGGGGCTTTTTTATGCCTTGTGGAATTAATGGAATTTAAAATTCCACTACCTATCCAACCATGCCCACGGGTCTACTTCATAAAGTTCTTCACCCGAAAGTTTTTCAGATTTTGCAAGGGTAGCTTTGGTCTCATCATCTTCAATCATCTGATCAATAAAACCCATTGCATCTTTTTTGGATTCAGCATCCCAAGGGTAATGATTCTCCCCTTCAACTTTGATCATCCAACCAGTAGCATCAACAGCAAGTTCATATCCCCTGTAGGAATATTCACCTGTTGTAATTCTCTTTGCCCGATGTTTCATATGTAGTCACCAACTTTTGAGCTAGGTGAGTTCCAAAGAGTAATGTAATGGGTGGGCTTGTCAGAATGTTCTTTCCGCTTAGCCTTCCAAAGTTTACGGCAAGCTTTTGCGGAACCCTTGAAAATACATTTGCCGTTTTCGGTAACAGCGTATTGAGTTGATTTAGGAATCATATTATTTAGACCCCTTAACGATGTAGCCGCGATAGAAGTAAGAATTGATGGTGTCAGTGTTGTTGACTATCACCAGTTCCTTACCAGAGAAAGCGTGAACTACTGTTACTGTTTTTTCGTTGCTGTTGTCTGTGTTTAATTCGTTCATGTTGTTTGTCTCTTTGTTTGTTTTCATACTATAAGTATAGCACACTAGTTATATTTGTCAATGTATATTAGGCAATTAAATCATTAAAATTCCTTGACAAATAAAAGGAACATGCTATAATATAGGTATGAAATCAAACAACGAGATACACGAAATGAATACCATCATAAACAAGAAAGGCAATGTAGGTTACACAGCAGAATATTGGAACTGTTCGGAAGGGCATTTTGACCCGAAGCGTAGAGATGGTGAGTACACTACCATTCAACTTATTATCCGTTTCACTGAAGTTAAATCATGTGGCAAAAAGCAAATGACTTTATCTGCCCCTGATGGTTCTTGGTCTGATATGCGTGGAAAATTCTACAATCCTGAGAAGCCGATTTATGTAACTTATGAAGACGCTGTTGAAGCTGCTAAAGAAATGTATGCTGAAATGATTCCTG